CCTGATGCTGGTGTCACCAGAGAACATACAGGTTTCTTTAGAGATGCAAACAATGGTCAATACTACCTCTTTGCAAAATACCAAGCTACTGAATTAGATTCTGATCCACCAAGTAACGTTGTAGACAGAACAGATTCTACATTTGGTTTGGCAACATTAAATGTATTAGAACTTGTAGGTGACTCTGCTACATTTAGTGGTAAAATCAAATACTCTAATATGTACAGCACTGAAGGTGATTTGCCAAGTGCTACAGAATATCATGGTATGTTTGCTCATGTGCATGCAACAGGTAAAGGTTACTTTGCTCACGGTGGTAACTGGATTAAACTTCTGGATGAAACCTCTAGTACTACAGACAACCTCTCTGAAGGTTCCACTAATCAGTACTTCACCACAGCGAGAGCAAGAGCATCCCTTGGTGTAGAAAATACTACAGGATTTGGTAATCTCGCCTATGATAGTACTACTGGTGCATACACTCTTACCAGAGTAGACTCCGCTGACATTCTTACAGTTTACTCGGCTGGTAATAACGTAACAATTTCTCCAACGGGTGTTATTACTGCATCTGGTGCACCACAAGCAGACAATGCTGCACTTCTTGATAGTTTAGATGCACTGCAATTCCTGAGAAGTGATACAAATGATGTTGTAGACTCTGGTGTCCAAATCACATTTAGAGGTTCTGCAAAACTTGCATTTGGTGACTCTACTGGTCCAGCACACTTTACTTACCAAGACGCTACTAATAGAGTGCGCTGGGTAGGTGGTCTGATTGATAATATGAATGCTGACATGGTTGATAGTATTCAAGGATCATCCATTCTTAGAAGTGATGTTACAGATAACAAAACTGCTGGCGCATTAATCTTTAATGATAATATTGAGTTAATTCTTGGTACTGACTCTGATTTGGTTATGTATCATAATGGTGCAGCTGCTGTAATCAAAAATAACACTGGTGATTACCATATTCAGTCAGAAGGGTTCTTGGTAAAGAATTCTACTGGCACTGAAACAATGCTTGATGCAGAACCTAACTCTTATGTTAGACTGTACTACGATAATGCAACAAAAGTTACAACACAATCAACTGGCGCCAGAGTTACAGGAACGCTTGAAGTTACAAATGGTTTAAGACATACTTCAGGTAGTAATACTTTAGAAATTCAACCTACAGGTGTTACAATTACATCTGATACTCAGACTGTAGTTGATACATACAGTGCTGGAACAGGTGTACCTGCGGCAATCAGATATGACGTTAAAATTACTGACACAAGCACAACACCAGATGAAACACAATTCAGTACAGTTATGGTAGCATTCAACGGTGAGTCTGATGTAGGATTTACAGAATTTGGTGTGGTCCATACAGGTGACAGTGATATGGGCTTCATAACAGCAGATGTTGTAGGAAGTGGTGATGTTAGACTTATCTTTGAAAGACGGTCTGGTAGAGGCACAATGGAAGTTAAACCAGCAAGAACAATTATTAAATAGGATATAGAGTAAATGGCTGATTCTGCTAAAGATTTTATTGTCAAACAGAACCTAAAAGTTGTAGGTAATATTGTCTCCGCTGGTGCGGGGTCCGTATTTACTGGTGACGGTTCTCAGTTGGATGATGTAAATGCTGCAACTCTTGGTGGAGAAAGTGGTGGCTTCTATAGAGATGCTACTAACTTAAATGCTGGTACAATCAACAATGCTAGACTCCCTGCAACTATTACCAAAAATCTTACAGGTAACGTAACAGGTAATGTTGATGCTACAGGTGGTTCTGGTACAGTAGATGCAGACTCTGGTAGGTTTACAACTATCTCTGGTACTACAGCATCCTTTACTTCTTATGCTGGTGTATTTGGTGGATCACTTAGTACATTTGATGAAGCTCTTGATAGTTCCTTTACAAGAAACAGATTTAAAGCAACAGTCTTTGATCCAGTATTTGACAGTTCATTAAGTAGAAAGTCTGCTGATGATATTTCTGATGGTGCAACAAATAAATTCTATACCACTCCTAGATTTGATTCAGACTTTGGTACTAAAACTACTACAGAACTCAGTGAAGGTACGAACAAGTACTATACTGAAGCAAGAGTAGACTCTGACATTACTGGAACAGTAAACAAAGCATTTGTAGATGCATTAAACATTAATGCTGATCAAGTAGATGGTGTAGAAGCAGCATCCTTTGTCAGAAGTGATCAAGCTGATACAATTGCAGCTGACATTACTTTCAGTGATGGTAATACTCTTAAACTTGGTACAGGTGGTGACTTAGAAGTTTACCATGATGGTTCCAATTCCTACATTAATCAAACTGGAACTGGTAACTTAATTGTTCAAGCAGACTCTGCCACTAGAATTACTGTAGAAGACGCTAAAGTTGATGTTAATGGTTCTTTTGAAGCAGATAGTATTTTTGCTAGTAATGAAGTAAGAGCATATGATTTAAAAGCAAACCACTATATTTGGGTATATGAATCTGCTCAAGGATTGATTGCTGGTCACCTTGAAGGTACAGGAACAACTGGATTAGAACTCCACTATCACTCTACCACACCAGATGGTGGATTTCTTATCTATGCTCATGATAGTCAAAGTTTAGATGGAACACTTCAGGCTAAATTTACATTTTCTGAAGGTGTAGAGTTTGAAAACCAAGTTCTTCACCTTGTAGCAGACCCTATAATCGCTACAGACGTTGCAAACAAGAGATATGTAGATAATACAGCACAAGGACTGACAGTAAAAGATGCGGCTAGGGTTGCAACTACGGTTGCATTACCCGGCGCAACATACTTTAATACAGCAGGACCAGACTCTGGTGTAGGTGCTGGTTTTGACTTCAGCCCCGGTCTTGACTCTCTGGACAGTATTCCACTTGTCGCTGGTAACAGAATTCTTGTTAAAGACCAAGCATTACCATTCCAAAACGGTATCTATGTTTATGACTCTTCTACAAGAATTACCAGAGCAACAGATGCTGACTCTCATGGTGAACTTGGCGGTGGTGTATTTGTATTCGTTGAAGAAGGTTCAACTCAAGCAAGTAACGGTTATGTAACCTCTCACAGTATTAACAACCACAAAGTAGGTGCAGATAGTGTAATCTGGACACAGTTCTCTGGTGCCGGATTTATTGAGGCAGGTAAAGCCCTTGTAAAGTCTGGTAACACTATTGACCTTAACCTAAACTCTACTACATCTGGATTAGTAGTAACTGCTGATCAGTTGTTAATCAATACTGGTTCTGGTCTTGAGATTGCATCTAATGCACTTAGAGTGCCTAATGACGGTATCAAAGACTTCCATATTGACTTTGGTACAGGTTCTAACCAAGTTAGCACTACAGACGTTCCAGAAGGCACAAACCAGTACCATACAACTGCTAGAGCAAGAGCAGCGATTTCAGGTAACGCTGGTATCTCTTACAACTCAAGTACTGGTGTTATTCAGACAGCAGTGACAAGTAATGGTGGTACTTTCGGTAGTGCTTCTGCTATTCCAGTGATTACGGTTGATAGTTCTGGTCTTGTGGATAGTGTTGGTACTGTTCCAGTTGCTGGTGTGGATAGTGTTGCTTATGACTCTTCAAATGGCGTTTTAAGTTTAGTTCTTGGAGATGGTTCCACTAAGACAACTCCTATCGTTCTTAATCCGTTCTCTACTAGCAACTTATCAGAAGGCACAAATCTTTACTACACCGATGCTAGAGTACAAACTCTTGTAGATAGTGCTTATCTTGATGACTTTGTAGTTCCTATCTCTAGAGAAGGGTATGACTCTGGATTACTGGCACCATTTGCTAGAGCAGCAATTAGTGTTTCAGGTGATGGTGTTACCTATAATCAGGGAACTGGTGTAATCACAGTTCAAACTGTAACCAACTCTTTCCAAGTTACACAGTCTGCCCATGACCTTAAAGAAGGCCATGCAGTCTATGAAGATGACACATTAGGATTTATTAGAGCTCTTGCAACAGACTCTGGTGAAAAACTTGCATCTCACGTTGTAGTACAGTTTGTTGACTCAAACAACTTCAAGATTGCTCAGAACGGTATCTTTACCTTTGAGACAGCAAACCCCGGAAAAGCACAGACATATACTGCGGGTGAATATTACTACCTGAGTAGTGCAGACTCTGGTTTGGCAGTAACTGCACAGCCTGGAAACACTTCGGTACAACCATTGTTCTATGCACTTGACAGCCACCAAGTTGAGTTGAACGTTGAACATGCTATTAACGTCTTCTCTCCTGATGAACCTATCAATGTAAGTAGAACTGCTGGTAACTTTACAATTACTGGTAACCTGAAAGTTGAAGGTTTAGGTGTACCAAGAGTAACAACTCTTTCTAGTGGTGATACTTACTCGTTTGATAGTGGTAACGTTGCAAAGATTGAATTCAGTGCAGATGCTTCCTTGGTCTTTGATAGTCCCGGAACAACATATGATGGTGCTGGATTTACCATTCTTGCAAAGAACACTCATGGTTCTAATGCTTACAGATTAACCTTAACAACTCCAAATGGTGTTACACTTAACACAGTGAATGAAAATAAGGTGACTGTAAATTCTGGTAAGTTTGCAATTATCAGTGGTCTTATTTACGGAGAGAAAGATATTATCTTAACCTCTACTCAAACTGATAGTGCAACCACGGGATAATAAAGAATGGCAATTAGTCTTATTGGATCACCACCGGGAATTATTGGTAGTATTGGCAACAGAAGATTATTCCATTTTTTCTTATTCGGCGGCGGTGGCGGCGGGGCCGGAAACGGTGGAGTGCGTGGCGGACACTCTAGAAGCTTACGGTTTTCTGCTTTTTTAGAAAAAGAAGATATTGTTTACATGTATAAAGGCACTGGCGGCGCAGCTGGTGGCACTTCAACCAATGCTATTGGCGGCGGTGGTGGTGCTGCATCATTTATCTATGTTGATCCTAGAGGCACTAGATTGGGATCAGACCCAAATGGTTATAGTGTAAATACTAATGTACTTTTAGCAGTTTGTGGCGGCGGAGGTGGTGGTGGTACAGAAACCGGCGCCAACGGCGGCCGTGCTGGCGGGGTCGATACAAACGGAAATTCGTCTAACGACGGTGCCGATGCCGATGGTGGTGGAACAAATCCCGGTACTGGTGCCACAGGTACAGCACCCGGTTCTGGTGGTACACTTGACTTAGGTGGTGGACTTATCTTTAATGCCAGTGACGGTGCCAATGCAAAATTAGGATCAACAGCTTTTGGTGGTAATGGTGGTGCTGGATATGTTAATGGAACTGCAAATGGCGGTGGTACTAATACAGGTGCAGATGAAGCTACAGTTGTAGGTGATGATAGAAACGGTCATGGCGCTGCTGGTTATCAAGATGGTGGAGCAGGCGGCGGTGGTGGATTCTATGGCGGCGGTGGTTCAACCTATGATGCTGGCGCTTCTAAAGTTGGCGGCGGAGGGGGCGGCAGTTCTTATGCTAGAAATGCCAAAACTTTTTTTGGTGGATTTAATATTACCCATGCAGCAGCCAATTATTCTTTTGATTACACAGATGTAGCTGGTTACAATTTAGATGCATTATCCAGTATTCATACAACTGCTGGTCAGGGTGGAGCGTTAGGTGGATCGGGTGTCGCTGGCGGTGCAGGTCAAGACGGATATATTGTAATTTTAGATGAAAATGGTGACCTTGCGGCAGAAACTACAGGTTCTGCTTCCGGTTGGTCATACACGGTGACATAGGAGATTATTAATGCCTAGAAAATCAGCAAACCCTTTAAGAAAAGTTGGATTTAAATTAGTTTCCGCTGATGATGTAAGAGAAGGTTCTACTAATAAATACTATGCAAGATTTAGATCAGAAAGTGATATCGGTGCATATGTAGATTCTGATTATATCGCACAGTTTCAGAATTTAGATGCTGACACTTTATCAGGAGATTCTGGGGATGCTATCAGAATTGAAGTTTATGATTCTACTGGAAGTTCTTTAAGGTAATACGACATGGCTAGAAAATCAGGAAATCCTAGAAAAAATACCAATAAAAAAATTAGCACTACAGATGGTTTGCCAGAAGGTGCTACTAATTTATACTATACAGTTGCAAGAGCGCAAGCAAGAACAGATGCATTAGTTGATAGTGATTACATACAAAACATGGCAAATTTAGATGCTGATAAATTAGACAATCAGCCTGTTGCATATTATAGAAGAATTATTGAAGATAAAGATGGAACTAGGTTGAACTAATGGTAGCTAAACTTAATAAAGTTATTAAAATTGGTTTGGACAGTAATGACAGTCTTGAGGGAGGATTAGATCAATCTAATACCAAAATTAATACTGATGATATTGTTAATGGCGATTCTGCCAAGTATGAAGGGGGTGCGGACTTAGACTTTGGACTCACAACATTAGCACAGTTTCCAAATAGATTTTTTCCGGGTAATGCTACATTTGATTCTGATATTAAAAAGATTGTAGGAACTAATGATGCAAATCATTTTATAAATAGTGTAGGTTCTGCTAAAAACTTTAAAAAATTAAATAATCAAGACAATAATTATTATACTTTAAATGTTTACAAATCTCTAGATTCAGCTAGTGCACTTATTGATCCGTTGAATCCAAATGCGTAAGGAAATTAAATGGCAAGTCCATCTTCAAGAGTTGAATTATTAAATCACTGCCTCAGAAGACTTGGCGCTCCTGTTATTGAAATTAACGTGGATGATCAACAGTTAGAAGACAGACTAGATGATGCACTACAGTTTTTCAGAGAATATAATTCAGACGCAACAGTAAGAACCTATCTCAAACACCAGCTGACACAATCCGATTTTGATAACGGATATATTACTGTCAGTGATAATGTATACTTTGTAAAGAAGGTATTCCCGTTTAATGGTGTTTCAGGTGGTGGTTCTTCTACTGCTAACTTCTTTGACATTAAATATCAAATTGCATTGAATGATGTTTATGACCTAAACACATTTGTAGGTGACTTAGCATACCTAGAACAAATTAATCAGTATCTGGCATTACTTGATATGAAACTGACTGGTCATCCTCAGATGACATTTAACAGACTTCAGAACAGAGTTTACATTCATGGTGCTTTAGATAGTGACTCCGTTGATTTGAGTGTAGGAGACTTTGTTGTTTTAGAAACATTCAACATTGTTGACGGTGAAACATTCACAGATGTTTACAATGATATTTTCCTGAAAGATTACTTAACCCAACTTATCAAACAACAGTGGGGTGCAAACCTCAGTAAGTTTGAGGGTATGCAACTCCCCGGCGGTGTTACATTAAATGGTAAGATAATCTATGATGAAGCTACTCAAGAATTAGAAAGACTTGAAGAGAAAGTAAGGTCAAATTACGAGTTGCCAGTAGACTTCTTTTTGGGGTAGGGTAAATGGCAAGAAACATCTACATATCCCAAACAGTAAAATCTGAACAGGATTTATATGAAAATATTATCATTGAATCCATGCAGATTTATGGACAAGAAGTTCAATACATTCCAAGAACTTTAGTTGCTGAAGATCAAATCTTTGGTGAAGATGTTGCATCTGCATTTAAGGCAGCCTATCAGATTGAAATGTATCTGGAAAACCTTGACAACTTTGATGGTGATCAAGAACTCTTTACAAAGTTTGGTGTTGAGATTAGAGACAGAGCAACACTGCATGTATCTAGAAGAAGATGGCATCAGGCTGTAGGTAACTATCTTCCTGATCATGTTAGACCCCAAGAAGGTGATTTAATTTATCTCACTCTGTCTAATCAAGTCTTTGAAATCATGAGAGTTATTGATGATCAACCGTTTTACCAGTTGTCTAACCTTCCAACATACAGAATGGAAGTTGAACTGTTTGAATACAATGATGAAGATTTTGATACTTCTATTAATGTTGTAGATGATCTTGAGGCGCTTGGTAATCAAGTTCTTCTTAACCTTTCACCATCTGACTCTGATGACTTTGTTATTGGTGAGACAGTCCAGCAAGTTACTGGTTCTACAACTATCAGTGCAGAAATTATTAGGTGGCATGCAGACAGTGACAAACTTTATGTTGGTCATATTTCTACACCAGATGGTAAGTTCAGAGAGTTTACTACAGGGTCTATTACAAGTCAGACCAGTAATATTACAAAGACAATTGCTTCTATTGGTGAACCTATCTTGCAGCAAGTAGATGCGCAGAATACAGACTTTGAAACATTTGGTGATGATATCCTTGACTTTAGTGAAGCAAATCCATTTGGAGAACCGACATAATGTTTACACACTTCTATCATGAAAAGATCAGAAAAGTAGTAGCAACATTTGGAACAATGTTTAATAACTTGCATGTTGTTCGCAAAGATGCTTCTGGTGCTTCTATTAGCCAGATGAAGGTTCCTCTTGCCTATGCTCCTAGACAAAAGTTTTTAGACAGGATCAGAGAAACATCTGAGTTTGATGATTCAAAAGTTGCAGTCAAACTTCCTAGAATGTCTTTTGAAATGTCTGCACTCTACTTTGATCCTACCAGACAATTACCAAAAGTAAATAACTTTACGAGACAGTCTACTAGTACTAGTCAGAAAACAAAGTTCTTTACTTCTGTACCATATATTCTTAACTTCCAGTTAAATATTTTGGCAAAGACCAATGAAGATGCAGTACAAATCTTAGAGCAGATTTTACCGTTCTTTAATCCATCTTATACTGTCACTATGAAACAATTCAGTGACTACACAGATATCACAGAAGATATTCCAATTACTCTTATTGGTATTTCTTTTTCTGATGATTATGAAGGTCAATTAGAAAACAGAAGAACAATTATCTATACACTAGATTTTGAAATCAAAACTAATTTCTATGGACCTATTGCTGATGCTAAGATTATTCGTAAGGCTATTGTAGACTTCCGTGATCCTGATAATCCAACACAAGGTTCGTTTAGTTTAACTGATTCTGATAACCTGATTGAAAGAATTACCGTTGAACCAGACCCCATTAATGTAAGTCCAGATAGTGATTATGGGTTCACTGAAACATATTTCATTCCGGGTGAAGGTGATAGTGCATGACAGATAAAAATGATGTAAAAGATGATTTTGAGTATTCCCGTGCAACTTACTATGAGTTGTTAGATAAGGGTCGTGAAGGTCTTGACTTAATGATGGAAGTTGCAAGAGAGTCAGAACACCCTAGAGCATTTGAAGTTCTTTCTGGTATGATTAAGCAAATGTCAGATGTTAATGACAGACTGATGGATTTGCAGAAGAAAAAAGCAGACCTAAATAAACCACAGGAAAAAGAGCAAAAGGCTCTTACACAAAATAATGTATTTGTTGGTTCCACAGCAGATTTACAAAAGATGTTGATGGGCGACCAAGATGGAGTGATTGAACATGATAACGACAGAACTAACTAAAGGCATATTCAAAGTTATTCGTAAATTAGTTGGTGACTCTGTTCTACTAGCAGTAATCTATACAATTGGACATATTCTAGTAGCCATCACCACAGTTAGACTTATTACAGGAGCAAGTTGGTTTGACGCAGGACTTACTGCTCTAATTGAACCAGTTATTAATGGTATTTGGTTCTATGTGTTGCATAAAATTGCAAAAAGATTTCTTAAGTGATTACAATAACAGACAATCTTTTTTCTGAAGAAGAAATGAGATTAATAAAAAATCACGGTGCATTTCTATATCAAGACATAGAGTTTTTACAGTCTTGGAAGGGTCATCCTTTGACCAACTATGCTGAAACAGATGTTGGGCATAGTTTTACACTTGACAAAAAATTTCCTGATGATAAAGAAATTATGGAAATTGTCATAGATAAGTTAAAATTGTCATACCCAAAGATTAGGATTATATATTATTGGAATAACCCCGGCTGGAGATTTGCACTTCACCCTGATGACAATAGAAGTTTTGCTGCATCTATCTATTTAAATGAGGATTGGGATAACAAAAAGTATGGTGGTCAATTTATCTGGTTAGATGATAAGATGCATAGAAATACAGTAGACATTAAATATAACAGAGCAATTTCATTCTACCCCCCTGTATGGCATTGTACAAAAATGATTAGAGATGGCGCCCCTGTTAGAGAATCTATTCAAGTTTTTTGTGAGGATTAATGAACGAAACTTACCTTGGTAATATCTCTGTAAAGAGAGACGGTGTAGAACAACCGTGGACCAAGGCTGATATTAAAGAATATCAGCGATGCATGCATGATCCTGTTTACTTTGCAGAAAAGTATGGTAAAGTAATATCTTTGGATAAGGGGTTAGTACCTTTTAATCTATATCCATATCAAAAAGATATGTTCCAACACTTTCAAGATAATAGGTTCTCTATTGTATTAGCATGTAGACAGTCTGGTAAGTCTATTAGTTCGTGTATGTACATCCTATGGTACGCACTGTTCCATCCAGACCAGACTATTGCTATTCTTGCTAACAAGGGTGCTACGGCAAGAGAAATGCTTTCTAGGATCACTCTAGCACTAGAGAACACACCTTTCTTTCTACAACCCGGATGTAAAGCACTTAACAAAGGTTCTATTGAGTTTTCTAATAACTCTCGTATTATTGCAGCTGCTACATCTGGATCATCTATTCGTGGTTTGTCTGTTAACCTTCTATTCCTAGATGAGTTTGCATTTGTAGAGAATGCTGCTGAGTTTTATGCATCCACCTACCCTGTTATTTCTTCTGGTAAAACTTCTAGAGTGATTGTGACTTCTACAGCAAATGGTATCGGTAATGTATTCCATAAAATCTATGAAGGTGCAGTACAAGAAACAAACGAATTTAAACCATTTCGTGTAGATTGGTGGGATGTTCCTGGCCGAGATGAGAACTGGAAGAAACAAACTATTGCTAACACATCAGAGTTGCAATTTCAGCAGGAGTTTGGAAACACCTTCTTTGGTACAGGCAATACACTCATCTCTGCTGATGCACTGATGAACATGAAAGCAGAACCACCTGTATCTATTGGTGATGTGAATATTTACGCAGAACCAAAAGCAAACCATGATTATATTATGACTGTAGATGTGGCTAAAGGTAGAGGACAAGATTATTCTACATTTAGTATTATTGACATATCTACAAACCCATTTAAGCAAGTTGTTACATATAGAAATAATTTGATATCACCCATTCTTTTTCCTGATATTATCAATAAATGGGCAACAAAATATAATGAAGCATATGTAATTGTAGAATCAAATGACCAAGGTTCTGTAGTTGCTAACGGTTTATACTACGATATTGAGTATGAAAACATGCATGTAGAGTCTATGATCAAAGCAGGTGCTATTGGTATGACTATGAATCGTAAAGTAAAACGTATTGGTTGTTCTAATCTTAAAGACTTGATTGAAGAAAAAAGACTTGACCTTGTAGATTTAGATACTATCACTGAGTGTTCTACTTTTGAAGCAAGGGGCAATTCTTTTGAGGCTTCTGATGGTAACCATGATGATTTGGTTATGACTTTAGTTATGTTTGCATGGTATGTAGGAACAGATACGTTTGCTAATCAGACTGATATTTCTGTCAAACAAATGCTCTATGAACAACGTGTAAAAGAGATTGAAGAGGACATTACCCCTGTAGGTATTATTGATGACGGTACAAATATTGATGAAGGTGAAGCGATTGGTGGTGATGTTTGGTACACACAGAAAACAGAAATGTTCTAAAATCAATAATTTATAAATATTATCGTTGTTTGAATGTATCTTATCATGGGTAACTTATTATTAATTCTAACGAAAAAGAGGAAGACCAATGGCTTTTTTCACGCCTTCTTTGTCTCCAGCCGTAGTAACCCGTGAGATTGACCTCACTGGTATTGTCCCTAACGTTGCAACATCGACGGGTGTTTTCGTGGGCAACTTCCGCTGGGGTCCGGTTGAAGAACCGACAGAAGTAGATAACGAGGCACGTCTTGTGTCCCTGTTTGCTTCTCCCGATACAAATAATACGGTAGATTTCCACACTGCCGCATATTTCACAAAATATTCTAATGAACTTTTTGTCATTAGAGAAGTCACATCTGTTGCTAGAAACTCGTACCATGTAGACTCCGATTCTTGGAGTGACGCATCTGGACGTGGTGCTAGACTTGTTAAGAACTCCACAGATTTTAACAACAATAAGAGTGCTATGGATTCTGATAAGCACAACTTTGTTGGTAAATATCCCGGCACACTTGGCAATGGTATTCAAATTCAGTTATGTTCTTTTGACGAAGGCGACTCGGCCTTTGAGACATGGGCATATAAAAATGAATTTGATGCTGCTCCCGGTACTTCTAACTTTGCTCAAGCTAGAGGTGGTACACTTAATGATGAAGTGCACGCTGTTATCATTGATAAAGATGGTAAGTTTAGCGGCACCAAAGGTGAAGTTCTTGAAACATATCCTTTCGTATCCCTCGCATCCAATGCTAAGAACGCAGATGGCTCTACCAACTACATTGCAGATGTAATCAACAATGGTTCCAAGTATGTCTGGTTAGTAGACGCAGGAAACATTGATTCTGCATATGATGCAGCTGGCGCCGGTACTGATATTGTAGATTCTACTTCTACATATACTTTAACTGGTTCTGCACAGGGTATCAAGACAATCAATCTTACAAACGGTGTTAACTCTGGTGCACTCGGAACTTCTGAGATTGCAACTGGATTTGACCTGATTGAAGATGTTGACAAATATCAGGTAGACTTCTTGATTGCGCCACCAGAAACTGGTTCTACCGCTGGTGACACAACTAATCTCGTTACTGTTGTAAATGATCTTACTTCTATTGCAGCTGTGACCAGAAAAGACTGTGTAGTAGTTGCATCTCCACCAAAGAATGCTGTAATTAATACTACAGACCCTGTAGGTGATACTGTAGCATTTGCTAACAGACTTACAAACAGTTCTTACTGTTTCTTAGATAATAACTATCTGAAAGTGTTTGACAAATATAATGATCAGTACATTGATATTCCAGCAAACTCTTCTACCGCTGGTCTGATGGCTCAAACAGACTTCTTGACTGCACCTTGGTTCTCGCCAGCTGGTACAAGAAGAGGTGTATACTTCGGTGTGACCGATGTTGCACACTCGCCTGTTAAGTCTGAAAGAGACACACTTTACAGAGCTAACGTCAACCCAATTACTAACTTGCCCGGTACTGGACTGGTTCTCTTTGGTGATAAGACTATGCTGCGCAGACCTTCGGCATTTGACCGAATTAATGTTCGCAGACTGTTCCTCACAATGGAAAGAGCAATTGCCAGAGCTGCTAGACAAGTTCTCTTTGAGTTTAACGACGAATTTACTAGAGCAGAATTCGTAAATATCGTTGAACCTTTCCTGAGAGAAGTTAAGGGTCGCCGTGGTATTACTGATTTCAGAGTAGTTTGTGACGAAACAAACAACACTCCTGAGATTATTGATCGCAATGAATTCATTGCTACTATCTTCATTAAGCCTGCACGTTCTATCAACTACATCACACTGAACTTTGTTGCTGTTAGAACTGGCGTGGACTTTGAAGAAGTAGTTGGTCTGTCATTCTAAACCGCTTAACTAAGGAGATATAAAAGATGGCTATTCTTGGAGTTGATGACTTCAAAGCAAAACTGAAAGGTGGCGGTGCTAGACCTAATCTATTCAAGGCAACGATCAACTTTCCCGGTTATGCAGGGGGTAATGTAGAACTTACCTCGTTTATGTGTCGGGCAGCTCAACTGCCCGCTTCTATCATGTCTGAAATCATTGTACCATTCCGTGGTCGTGAACTGAAGATTGCTGGTGACAGAACATTTGATACATGGACACCAACAATTATTAACGACACTGACTTTGACGTTCGTAACGCTATGGAACGTTGGATGAACGGTATCAATGCTCACTCTGACAACAGTGGTCTTACAAACCCTGTAGACTATCAAGCTGACTTGGTAGTAGAGCAACTTGATAGAGATGGTTCTACAATCAAAACATACAACTTTAGAGGTTGTTTCCCAACCAATATTGATCCAATTGACCTGTCCTATGATCCAGCGGCAGCGATTGAGGAATTCTCTGTGACTTTCCAAGTCCAGTATTGGGAATCTAATACTACCTCTTAAGTAGTCTATAAATAGGGGAGGGAATAAACTCTCCCCTATTATTATATTCGGAGACAGGTTTTGGCAGAGTCAGAAAATAGTGTAAAGCTTTTTGGATTTGAAATCTCAAGAGCAAGAAAAGAAACTAAAAAAGAACAGTTACCGTCTATTGTACCACCATTAGATGATGATGGCGCAGGTTATGTCACTGCGGCTGGAACACACTATGGTTCCTTTGTTGACCTTAGCGGTGAAAAAGCAAAAGACGATAAAGAATTAATTAGAAAATATCGTACAGTGTCCATGCATCCTGAAGTAGATGCTGCGATTGAGGATATTGTGAATGAAGTTATTTCCGGCGAAAATGAAATCGTGGAACTTAACTTGGATGAAGTAGAAACTTCGGATTCTATTAAGAAACAAATCAAAGAAGAATTTGAGGGTGTCTTGGGTATGTTAGACTTCAAGAACTATGCCCATGATGTTTTCCGCAGATACTATGTAGATGGTCGCATTTACCACCACTTGGTAGTAGACCCAAAGAGTCCACAGAATGGTATCCAAGAAGTAAGACCTATTGATGCTTTAAAAATTCGTAAAGTAAAAGAAGTCAAAAAAGAAAAAGACCCAACTAGTGGTGTTGATATTATTAAAAAGGTAGATGAATACTTTATCTACTCTGATACAAATGCAACTCAATACACTAATAACATGAAAGGTGGTAGCACAGTAAAGATTTATCCTGATGCTATTAGTTATGTTACTAGTGGTCTTCTTGATCATACTAAGAAAAAAGTAGTATCTTACTTACATAAAGCACTGAAACCTATTAACCAACTGCGTATGATGGAAGACGCACTGGTTATTTACAGACTTTCCCGTGCACCTGAAAGACGTATCTTTTACATTGATGTGGGTAACTTGCCTAGAAATAAGGCAGAACAGTACCTTAAAGACATTATGACCAGATATAGAAACAAACTGGTATATGATGCTAATACAGGTGATCTTAAGAATGAGTCTAAGCATATGTCTATGCTGGAAGATTTCTGGCTTCCTAGACGTGAAGGTGGTAGAGGTACAGAGATTTCTACACTTCCCGGTGGTCAGAACTTAGGTGAGATTGATGATATCATTTACTTCCAAAAGAAACTCTACAAAGCACTTAATGTCCCTGTAGGCCGTCTTGATCCAGAACAAGCTGGTGGTGGTATTCTTGGTAGAACTACTGAGATTACCAGAGATGAATTTAAATTTCAGAAGTTTGTTGACAGACTGCGCAGAAGATTTGCAGACTTGTTCTACAACATTCTTAAAAAGCAACTTCTTCTCAAGGGCATTATCACTGAAGAAGATTGGAACAGTTGGAAGAATGATATCAATGTAGAGTATATTACTGATAACTACTTTACAGAACTTAAAGATGCAGAAATTCTTAGAGAACGTTTGAATATGTTAAGGGAGATGGAACCATATGTTGGCACCTTCTACTCTAAAGAATGGACTCAAAAGAATGTGTTGATGTTATCAGATGATGACATTAAGACAATGGACGATCAGATTGATAAAGAAAAGAAATCTGGTGAAATTGAAGAACCAGAACCTGAAATTTAAATTATTATAAATATTATTGCGAAATTTTACTGAGGCAAAATAAATGACTGAAATTGTTGATTTTTTAAATAATGTAACTACAAAGAACTTTGTTGACGCAGAAAAGCAATTCTCTGACTTGCTTAATGCTAGACTTACGACTCGTTTAGATGATGAGAAAATTAAAGTTGCCAATCAAGTTTTTAACAATGTTACTGATGATGCTGATCCTGAAGAAGTTGAAGATGAAGTAGAACTGTCAACTGAGACAGAAGTTGAATCTGATGAAGGTGAAGAAGTAGCAGAAGAAGAATAAATAAATGGGTGACATTAATCAATATTATTTTTTACAGCATGAATTAGAAAGAACAAAACAAACTTTTAATAATGTATTAGATATTGGCAGTAAAGATCATGGTAATGTACAATCTTTTAGAGACTTTGTAAAGTACGATAATTATGTTGGTATTGACATGGAAGACGGACCTAATGTTGACCATGTTATTGACTTAACAAAATCAATTGGACCTCTAAAAGAAAAATCATTTGACCTAACTATTTGCTGCTCTGTTTTAGAACATGTAACTAAACCTTGGTTATTTGCTGAGAATGTGACAAAACTAACTGCTGATAATGGTCTGTTGTATGTGTCGGTGCCTTTTATTTGGAAGTATCATGGATATCCAAATGATTATTACAGATACACACACAATGGGTTGAAACAAGTTTTTGATGAATTCCATTTTGAGAAAAGTTATTTTTCTACATATGGAGCTAATCAAATTTTTGAAATTACAAGTGATGACCGTTTTGCAAGAGACTTGTCATATTTGTCATTGCGATTGAAAAATGATAAACTTCGGTTTTATAAAAATAATGATTTAATTCCTAATCCAAAGTATGGGTTAGATTTACGAGAAACAGATGAACCACAGAAAGCTATATCATATATTCAAATCCTAATGATAGGTCAAAAGAAGTAGAATGAAGACGTTTAAAGAATTTAGTTTTAACATCATCCCAAAGGGACAGAAGATGGTTAAGGTCTTGCAGTCCAAGGCGGGGGAAGTTATGGTTACAAAAGATAAAGATGGTAAATTCAATATCATGTATGATAACCAGTCTGTAGACACAGCGAAAAACGAGCGTGAAGCTATGAAGAATGCTCGGCAATTTGTACAGATGATGAATAAAAGTGGTATGACTGGAATGGGTACTAAAGATATTGGTGGTAAAAGAGCAGGAAGAGGCGGATACTTTAAATGAAACTGATTACAGAACATACAGAAGAAGTATCATACATCATTGAGGCTAAAGATGATGGTAGTAAGAACTACGTCATTGAAGGTGTCTTTGCCCAAGCTGAACAGAAAAACCGTAATGGAAGAATTTATCCAAAAGCAATTTTGGAGCAAGCAGTTTCTAAGTATGATAAGGAACAGGTACAGACTCAAAGAGCAGTAGGTGAACTTAATCACCCGGCTGGACCTATCATTAACTTAGATAAAGTATCTCACCGCATCACCGAGCTTAAGTGGAACGGCAATGATGTGATGGGAAAAGCACTTATTCTTGATACACCGAATGGTCAAATTGTGAAAGGTTTGTTGGACGGTGGAGTTAAGCTAGGTGTTTCGACTCGTGGTATGGGAACTCTTGAGCAGAAAAATGGTGTCAACATGGTCGGTAAAGACTATGTAATGAACACTGTAGATATCGTCCAAGACCCTTCAGCACCATCAGCCTTTGTTGATGGAATTATGGAAGGTGTTGAGTGGATTTGGAATAACGGTGTCTTAGAGGCTCAGGAACTTGAAAAAATTGAGACTGAAATTAAGAATGCTTCTAGGTCTGACCGCAGTGCGGTTGAGATTCGGGAGTTTAAAAATTTCCTCTCTAAGATTAATCTTTAATAGGAGATAGACATGTCCGAACAAGAAATGTATGAAGACATTGAATCTGTTGAAGAAATTGTTGAGGAAGAAACTCAAGAAGAATCTGAGACAGAAGAAGTGTCTGAAGCAAAAGATGGTGTAGAGACAGAAAAAGCATCTGTTGATTCTGTCAAAGCAGCAGCTGGCGCAGTAAAGGGTAGAGCAAAGGTTCCCGGTGGCGAAGCCAATAAGGGCGACCAGAAAATGCCTACTACTAAAGCTGGCATGATCAATGCAATGTATTCTGAAATGAATAAGATGAAGAAGTCTGACCTTCAAGCATCTTATGGTAAAATGATGAATGCAATGAAGCATCATGGTATGAAAGAAGATGTAGATGCAGAAGATGCTACACCAGAAATTCATGAAAAAGCAGCAGCGGTTTCCGTTGATGTAACTGCTGACATGAATGCTCTGGTAGAATCTGAAGCAACTCTGTCCGAAACCTTTAGAGAAAAAGCAGCTGTAATTATGGAAGCTGCTGTTAAGTCTAAAGTTTCTGAGGAAGTTGCACGCATTGAATCTGAACTTCAGGAAGAATTTGACGAAGAACTCAAGACCACCCGTGAGGAAATGGTAGAGCAAATCGACGGATACCTGAACTACGTTGTAGAAAAGTTCATGGAAGAGAACAAGCTTGCTATTGAGCATGGTCTTCGCACTGAACTTGCAGAAGACTTTATGAACGGTCTTAAGAACCTGTTCACTGAGTCTTATGTAGACGTACCAGAGTCCAAGGTTGATTTGGTTGATGAGTTAGGCGGCCAGGTTCGTGAACTTGAAGAAAAACTCAACGAAACCACAGAAGAATCTATCCGTATGACTGGTGAACTGGAAGAACTGAAGCGTGATGCTATCATCCGTGAACATTCCCGTGATCTGGCTGAAACACAGGTAGAGAAGTTGAAAACCCTTGCTGAAGATGTAGATTTTGAAGATGCAGAAACTTTTGCACAAAAAGTTGCTACCATCAAAGAATCTTACTTCACTAAGAAAACTCCTGAGATTGTAGGAGAACCTGTAGAAGAAGTAGAAGAGGAAGAAGTTTCTGATTCTATGGCACGCTACATTTCTGCAATCAAAAGAACTGCAAAACAATAACCTAAAGGAAGGTGTATAAAAAATGCAAGCTCCCGTATCTTACGATAAACTCGTAACCAAGTGGGCTCCAGTTCTTAACGAAGAAACTGCTGGCCCAATTTCTGACCATTACCGTAAGCAGGTAACTGCTGCGATTCTGGAAAACCAAGAACGTGCTATGCGTGAAGAAGCATCCCAAGCTTCTTTTGGCATGATTTCGGAAGCAGGAACTGACACTGCTAAAGTTGATAACTTTGATCCAGTACTGATTTCGCTGGTTCGCCGTGCTATGCCAAACCTGATCGCATACGATCTTTGTGGTGTACAGCCAATGACTGGTCCTACTGGCCTCATCTTTGCGATGAAGTCCAAGTACAAGACCGCTAAGGGTGGTATCGCAGACAGTGAAGAAGCACTGTTCAACGAGCCGCACACTGGTTTCTCGGCTGACTCCTCGCACAACCAAGACAACTTCCCTGATCCATCTGGTCTGGGCGACTCCGCATTTGCTGGTGACTCCGACATTGATAACGACCGTGTAACTGGCGGCGCTGGTGCTGGTCTGTCCACTGCTGATGCTGAAGCACTTGGTTCCACTGGTCCTGCTTTCGCAGAGATGGGCTTCACAATCGACAAGGCAACAGTAACTGCTAAGTCCCGTGCACTCAAGGCTGAGTACACAATGGAACTGGCACAAGACCTGAAGGCAATCCACGGTCTTGACGCTGAGACAGAACTTGCAAACATTCTGTCTGCTGAAATCCTTGCAGAAATCAACCGTGAAGTTGTTCGTACCATTAACTCCCAAGCAAAGACTGGTGCACAAGACGTAACTTCCGGTGCTTCTACCAAGGGTATCTTTGACCTTCAGACAGACGCTGATGGTCGCTGGTCCGTTGAAAAGTTCAAGGGTCTGATCTTCCAGCTTGAGCGTGAAGCAAACACAATTGCAAAAGAAACCCGCCGTGGGCGTGGTAACTTCCTGCTGTGTTCTTCGGACGTAGCATCTGCTCTGGCAGCTGCTGGCATGCTGGACTACACTCCTGCACTGTCTGCTAACCTCAATGTTGACGATACAGGCAACACCTTCGCTGGTGTCCTGAACGGCAAGATGCGTGTATACATTGACCCATATGCAACTAACGATTACGCTACCGTTGGTTACAAGGGTACAAACGCATACGACGCTGGTGTATTCTACTGTCCATACGTTCCATTAACAATGGTTCGTGCGATTGGTGAGAACACCTTCCAGCCAAAGATCGGCTTTAAGACTCGTTACGGCATGGTATCCAACCCATTTGTTGGTTCCACACCTTCCAACGGTCTGGCTACTGCGAAGACAAACCAGTACTACAGAATCTTCCGTGTAGACAACATTCTGGCATAATAACTATAATAAATGTCATTATAAATACTGGGGGAGCCAAAAGCTCCCCCTTTTTTGTTGGAGATTTAAATGGTAGAAACATTAACGGCAAATAAAAATTACTTACAACCTACCGGGTTTAAAGTTATTATTGACAGAGAGAATTATCCTAACTTGGAATTCTTTGCACAATCTGTTGATCATCCAGACGTTTCTGTTACTGCACCTAACGTTCCATACTCTCGTATTGGTTCTATTAGTTTACCCGGCGACACTGTAGACTTTTCACAACTTAATATTCAATTTATTTTGGATGAAGATTTGAAGTCATATCTTGAACTATACAACTGGTTTGAAGATATGGTGAACAAAGACTTTGCAGAACCCGGTGTTCGTTCTAGAAGATCAACTTCTGAAGTTCCTACACAAGCAGACATTTCTGTTTCTATTCTAACTAGTCACAATAACCAAAGCAAAAGAATTATGTACAAAGGATGTAGTCCAACTGCTTTGAGTGGTTTGCAATTGACTTCCATTGCATCTAGTGTAGAATACTTAACATTTAACGTATCTTTTGTATTTAATGGCTTTGAATTTATCGGATAGTGTGATATAATATATGAATGATCAGAAACGGTGGTTAGTCTTTTGGGCTAGAACTGTTGGTATGCCTATCGGAATACATGATGAAGACAAACCGACAGACTTACCTATTAAGATGAGTGATGTATACAGGGCATTATTTTTCAGGACTTTTTGGATAGTCTTACACATACTGACCTGTATAGCGATTATTGCCGGGAATGGTAGAACATTAGGATTTTGGTAAACTGAGGATATTATATAATGAAACTAGACCTTAATAGTGTCTTGGAAATGTGGAAAGAAGATTGTAAGATTGAGGAATTTAAGTTAGACGAAACGTCTAGACATACTCCATCACTCCACGCAAAATATCTGGAAATACGTTCTCTCACTAAACTTAAAATGCAGGAATCTGAACTTGAGCAAAAGGCTTTGCTTAAGAATAAATGGTTGTACTACAATGGTAAGATGGATCAAGAGATGATCCAATCTTTAGGTTGGGACTTTGATCCCTTTGATGGACTTAAGGTTCTTAAAGGTGACATGGACTATTATTATGATGCTGACACAGACATTCAAAAGTCTGAGGCAAAGATTGCCTATTATAAAACCATGCTAGATACACTAGATGAAATAATTAATAACTTGAAATGGCGTCACTCAACTATTAAGAATATGATTGACTGGCGAAGATTTGAGGCAGGAGGATGAGTTACTTGGCTTTATTTGATGATAGGGAATTTATTTCGCATGCTGGTCTTACATTAGGCTGGAAGATTGAAATGGATGCACTGTACACAGATGACTGGCGGTGTCTTGCTAAGATGATTATGGAATATGAGAATAGACCATTCCGTGAAGCTGTTGGTATTCCAAGGGGTGGTGTTCGTTTAGGGCAAATGCTTAACGAGTATGCAACTGGCAATCCAGATGATCCTGTTCTGATTGTAGATGACGTATATACTACAGGCACCAGCATCAGAGAATTTATTGAAGAAAACTACAAAGGCGAAAATCTTTTTTGCTGGGTAGTTTTTGCTCGCAACGCAATCAATAAACGTCATATTAAAGCATTGTTCCAAATGCCGTCTAAGTTCAGACCAGAAAAATGAGCGATTTAGTAGTCAGACAAAAAAACTACTCCGCATTACAAATCCAGTGTGAACCCCATGTAGCAAATGAGTTGAATGACTTTTTTGCTTTTGAGACACCGGGATACAAGTACATGCCGTCCTATAAGAACGGTAGGTGGGATGGTAAGACACGACTGTTCAATGTTCGCAACAATGAATTACCTGTTGGTCTATGGGAATATCTGTCTGATTTTATTAAACCAAGAAACTACACACTTGGTGTAGAGTACGATAATCAGTACGGTACACCAGACGCCAAACTCGCAGTTAGACCCAAAGATGTTTATGATTTTATTCAGAAACTAAACTTGCCCTTTGAGGTAAGGGAATATCAGTTTGATGCAGTTTGTCAAGCTCTACAGTCCAGACGTGCTATTCTGCTTTCACCTACAGGTTCTGGTAAGTCACTAATCATCTACATCCTAATGATGTGGTATCTGGAACATTATAACAAACGTATTCTTATTGTTGTCCCTACTACTGGTCTTGTTCAACAGATGTTCTCTGACTTTGATAACTATGGTCTAGAGGCAGGAGAGGTTTGCCACCGCATCTACTCTGGTATGCCTAAACATGATATTAAACAGAGAGTTTTCATCTCTACATGGCAGTCAATCTATAAACTGCCTAGTGCTTGGTTTGAACAGTTTGGTTGCATCTTTGGTGATGAAGTCCACAACTTCAAGGCAAAGTCACTGTCAGGCCTGATGAATAAGTCTAGAGAGGCAGAGTTTCGTATTGGCACAACAGGCACACTAGACGGAACACAGACACACAAACTTGTACTAGAAGGTTTATTTGGTAGAGTATATAAAGTTACTACAACTAAAAAACTTATGGATGCAGATACCCTTGCAGAACTAAAGATCAACATCCTTGCTCTGAAGTATCCCCCTGAAGTTTGTCGTGATATTATAAATACTAAAGACTACCACTATGAGATTGATTATCTGGTAGGTAATATCAAACGGAATAGATTGATACAAAACCTAGCATTAGATCAAGAAGGTAATACTCTTGTTCTGTTTCAATATGTAGAAAAGCATGGTAAAGTTATCTATGACTTAATCAAGGATAAAGCACATGAACGGCGTAAAGTTTTCTTCGTATCAGGTGAAGTTGATGCTGAAGTCAGAGAAGAAATACGGGGCATTGTTGAACAACAGAAAAATGCTATCATTGTGGCTAGCCTTGGTACGTTCTCCACGGGCGTAAATATTCGCAATCTTCACAATATTATTTTTGCATCACCTTCAAAGTCTCAGGTAAAGGTTTTACAATCTATTGGTAGAGGACTTAGAAAGTCTGAAGATGGTAGACCTACAGTGCTTTATGATATTATGGATGATATGCATCATAGACAGAAAAAGAACTACACACTCTTACATGGCTTGGAAAGAATGAAGATATATAAGAGAGAAGAGTTTGACTACCAAATCTTTGAGGTAAATTTATGAAAATATTGATAACCGGCCAGGCTGGTTTCATTGGATATCATTCTGCGTTGGCATTCAATGAGGATGGCTGGGATGTGTTTGGCATAGATAATTTTAATGATTATTATGATGTAGGACTGAAACAAGCAAGAGCTAGTGAACTTGATAAGTTGGGTATCAAAACCAAACATGATGATATTAAGAATATCGGTGAAATGGATTTGTCCGAATATGATATTATTTTACACTTAGCTGCTTATGCCAATCCTAGACATGCATTGAAAACTCCACAACCATATATTGACACAAATATTTCCGGTACTCAAAAAGTTATTGATGCTGCGACAAAAGCTGGAATTCCAGTAGTGTATGCCTCTAGCAGTTGTGTTATGTTTGGTCAACCCTTGCCTTGGAATGAAGAAGACAGGGGAGGCCATCAAAATAATCCGTATGGTTGGTCTAAGTATGTTAATGAATGTCAATTTAAACACTCGGATGTTGTTAGATCAGCAGGCCTAAGATTTTTTACAGTGTATGGACCTTGGGGTAGACCAGATATGGCGCTTTTTTCTTTCACTGATGCTATAGTTGCAGATGAAGGTATAGAACTTTATAATTATGGTAATATGAAAAGAGATTTTACTTTTGTTGAGGATATCGTACAAGGTATTCAATTAGTGGTCAAAAAACTTTTGACAAACGAAGCAAGTTATCATGAGATATATAATATTGGATATGGTGATCAAGTTGATCTATTAGAATTTGTGGATGAAATTGAAAAAAATCTAGGTAGAACAACTGAAAAAAAGTTAGTCCCAATGCATCCAGCTGACGCACCTGAAACATGGTCTGATACTTCTAAGTTACAAAAATTGGGATATAAACCAAAGACTCCGGTGCGAGTTGGCGTATCTAAATTTATAGAGTGGTACAAAAATTATTACGGGGTGAACTAACTTATGATTGATGATCAAGAAGAAATTCAGTATGAGGAAGATGAACCAAAAGTCTTCAAACTCATTACCGGGGAAGAGATTATCACAACTGTTGCAAGAGTAACAGACCATTACTTTATGATTGAAGTTCCTCTAGAGATTAGATACAACTCTATAAAACAATCTCTTTTCTTAACCAAATGGATGTTTGGTTCTGACTATTCTAAAGTCATGACATTATCAGGTTCTTCTATTGTTTCAGTTTCATCTGCTGAAGGTATTGTTGTAGAAAATTATTTTGAGTACAGAAGACAGATGACAGAAGAAATGATAGAAGAAGCAGAGGAAGAACATAAAGAAATGCATACTGACCTAGATGAAGAGGACGTACCACCAACTTTTCATTAGGTATATTCCCCGGGCCCCTAAAACCAATAGGATTATATACTAATATTTTGTATTTGTCAACAAAAAAAATGTGTTGACTTTTATGAAATGTTCTAGTATAATACTCGTTATGATTATCAACTAAAGGTATTTTGATGAAACGCAAGTCAGAAAATTATATTAACAACAAAGAATTCTCACAGGCTGTGTTTTCATATGTGGAAGAATGTAATGAATGTAAAAAGAATGGTAAGGAAGTTCCTATTGTTCCTAACTATGTTGCATTAGGATTCCATCAGATTGCAGAAGGTTTATCTCATAGACCAAACTTTATCTCTTACTCCTATAGAGATGAAATGGTTATGGATGCTGTAGAGAATTGTCTTAGAGCAATCCGTAATTATAATATTGAGGCTGCCACTCGGACTGGTAACCCTAATGCTTTTGCGTATTTCACACAGATTGCCTACTATGCTTTTCTCAGACGTATCTCTAAAGAAAAGAAACAACAGGAAATCAAAGACTCATACTTTGAAAATACCTTTGCTGCTGATCTAATTGAAGCATCTTCTAATCAGGATGATACATCTAAGCATATCACCCATGCTGCTATTGAGACAGCAAAAATGCGGATGAATGATAATAAAGAGTTGACAGACGACGAATACATTGATATAATTGAAGATACGTTACCAAAAAAACGTGTTCGCAAAACAAATGATTCAGACCTAACGGATTTTATCTAATATGAAGATTGCTATTTTGAACGATACCCATTGTGGCATTCGCAACTCTGGTGAAATCTTTCTTGATAACGCTGCAAAATTTTATGATGAAGTATTTTTCCCATATGTAAAAGAGCATAATATTAAACAGATTGTGCACTTGGGTGACTACTATGATAACCGTAAGGCTATCAATATCAAAGCATTGAATCATAACCGTAAACATTTTCTGGAACCCATGCGGCAACTTGGTATGCGCATGGATATCATTCCCGGAAATCATGACACCTATTACAAAGACACAAACAATCCTAATTCATTGAAGGAATTATTGGGTTTCTTTATCAATGAAGTTGCTATCATTGAAAAACCCACAGTGTTGACATACGATAGTCTCAAGTTTGCCTTGATCCCTTGGATAAATAAGAGTAACTATGAAGAAACTATGGACTTTGTTCGTAGTTGTAAAGCAGACATTTTAGGTGGTCACCTTGAACTGAGTGGGTTTGATATGATGCGTGGCCTCAAAAACGAACACGGCATGGACCCCTCTCCGTTCAAAAGGTTTGACATGGTTTTTTCTGGTCACTACCATACTAAATCTAGTATTGGTAATATTCATTACCTTGGTACTCAGCTGGAATTTTTCTGGTCCGATGCTGGTGACAAAAAGCACTTCCATGTTTTAGACACAGAAAGTCGTGAGGTTACTGCAATCCAGAACCCGAATACTCTTTTCAAGAAAATCATTTATAATGATGAAAAGTATGACTACAATAGTGTACAAGATTTGACAGATAAGTTTGTCAAAGTCGTAGTTGTGAATAAAACTAATCCATCAATGTTTGAACATTTTATTGATAAAATTCAGGATCAGAATATTCATGAACTGAAGATTGCAGAAAACTTTGACGATATTCTTTCTGATGTAGATGATGCTAAAGTTTCTCTAGAAGACACTGCTACTCTACTTGATAGTTATGTTGAGGCACTAAATACTGATCTTAGTAAAGATAAATTGAAAACTGATATGCGCAGTCTTTATAACCAAGCACAAGCATTGGAATTGGTATGAATAATTACTCTTACAAAAAATTTATTAATCTGGTCAAAGACGCAGATATTATCTATGGAGAAGTTTCTCTTAACGCTGCTACTACAGTCACCGCCAGAGTACGCAAGAAGTCTCTGCTAGAACAATTAGAAAATCTTAATCCTGAAAAAATTGTTCTTGGTTTTTATGGAACATTCACTGAAGATAAAAAGGGTCGTAAGATACTAAAGGTGCTATAATGACAGACGATATTTTTGACTTTGGTTTTACCGCAGTCTCAGAAGAAGAATTAGAAGTTGTCCAGAAGACCGCTGCAAGCGCTGAAGAAGCTGCTGCTACAGCAACGTCTTATGAGGACAAACTAAACAAGCTCTACAATGCCATTCTCCCTCTACTCTCTAACCTCAAACTTAATCCTGAAAAGGATTACATTTATTGGCCTAATCGCACAGAGAAGGTTGAAAAATTTGAAGAAATGATTGCTAACATTATCAAATAAAACTATGCGGGTATAGTATAACGGCTATTACTACAGCCTTCCAAGCTGAGGATGTCGGTTCGATTCCGTCTACCCGCTCCACTCTAACACCTTCACCGTAGGGGTAATATCCCTACAAAAAGGATATAAAAATGGACTATATTTCAATCTGGATGGTAGTAGGTTTCCTACTTGCATCCTATTCTGTTATCGCCAACGATTCTGTTCAGACGCTAGGAACATGGATCGCTTCCAATCAAAAAGTAAACAGAATGATTATGTGGGGTGCAGCGTCAGCAGTCCTACTCTTTACTATCTGGTTTGGCTGGTATAGCAATGGGGGAGATATCTCCTACGGCCGACTAAATAAAATCCCCTTCCAAGAAATTCAATGGTATCACGCACTGGCTCCAGCAGTACTTCTTGTACTGACTAGATTCGGTGTGCCTGTATCTACATCATTCCTTGTCCTGTCTGCATTTGCCTCTACGTTTATTCTAGAGAAGATGCTGGTCAAGTCGATCATGGGATATGCCATTGCTGCCGTATCCGCATACGGTATCTGGTTCGTTATCAGTAAACTCTTGGATGAGTCTAATCCTATCAAGGATGAACATAAAAAGTATTGGGTGGTCGCTCAGTGGGTAACTACAGGTTTCTTGTGGTACACCTGGCTCAGTCACGACATGGCAAACATTGCGGTGTTCCTGCCACGTCAAATCCCAATTGAAATGATGTTCGTTATCTCTGTTATCTTTGTAGCTGGTCTATATTGGATGTTCAGAGAAAATGGTGGACGTATTCAGACTGTTGTATTAGAAAAACATAATACCCGTTATGTACGTTCTGCTACTATTATTGACCTATTCTACTTCTTGATTTTGTGGTTCTTCAAGGAGTTGAACGATATTCCAATGTCTACCACTTGGGTATTCATTGGTCTTTTGACAGGTCGTGAATTGGCAATCGCAAGCTTTACTCAGAAACGTAAGTTCCGTTCGGTCTTCCCACTTGTGGGCAAAGACTTCTTTAAGATGATGATTGGACTTGCCGCTTCTGTCGGTATTGTGATTCTAATTCATTCCCTGTTACAACCGCAATAATGTTCTTAAAGGAGAAAAAAATGAGAGCATTTAATCTAATGATTGCAATGTTCGTGAGTTTAATCGCCACGTCTACCGCAGTCGCTGATCGTGCCAACACTATTTCTATTGTTGGTTCTTCTACCGTGTATCCATTCGCCTCTGCTGTTGCAGAATCGTTTGGTGAAACCACGGATTTTGAAACACCTATCATCGAGTCTACCGGCTCCGGTGGTGGTATGAAGTTGTTTTGTGCAGGTACTGGACTTTCCACACCTGATATTACTAACGCATCACGTCAAATGAAATCTTCTGAGGCAGAGACTTGTGCTGCCAATGGTGTAGAATTCGTTGAGTTCATGGTTGGTTATGATGGTATTGTCATTGCTAACTCTCTGAATGGTGGTCCTGCTCTGAGCATGACTCGTGAGCAAGTTGCTCTGGCAGTTGCAGCGCAGGTTCCAGATGCTAACGGTAATCTGATTGAAACCCCATATGAGATGTGGTCTGATATTGATGCATCTCTGCCTAATCGCCCTATTGTAGTTCTTGGTCCACCAACTTCTTCTGGCACCCGTGATGCCTTTGAAGAACTGGTAATCCATAAAGCATATAAGGCAATGGGCTTTGACAAGGCAACTTACAAGTCTATTGAAATCCGTGAAGACGGAGCATATGTAGAATCTGGTGAGAATGACTCTTTGATTATTGACAGTCTCACTAAAGACGGCGATGCTGTAGGCATTTTCGGATTCTCTTTCTTACAGAACAATGCTGATCGTGTAAAGGGTGCAACAATTGATGGCGTAGAACCTACGTTTGAAAACATTGCATCTGGCGATTACCCTGTATCTCGTTCTCTGTTCTTCTATGTTAAAGCCAACCATGTTGGTGTAGTAGATGGCATTGCCGAGTATGCAGAAGAATTTGTCTTTCAAGCAGAACCTGAAGGTCGGCTGACTGATATCGGTTTGATCCCCGGTAATGATGCAGACCAACAAGCCATGTTTGAGGCACTGGAATCCCTCTAAGGGATAGTTGGAAGGGGGGACTTCGGTTCCCCTTTCTTTTTTTTAAAATATAAAACAAGGAAACTGCAAACCATGCTAAAGAAAATCTTTGCATCTCTCGCCCTCTCCCTAGCAACTGCAACAGCTGCTTTTGCTGAAACCAAAGTAGGTTTCATCTATGTTGGTCCAATTGGTGACCTTGGATGGACTTACCGACATGACGTTGGCCGTCTTGCTGTAGAAGAAGCATATGGACCAGACGTATCTACTTCCTACCTTGAAATGGTTCCTGAAGGACCAGAAGCAGTACAGGCTATTACCCAGCTGGCTGAAACTGGTCATGATATTATCTTTACTACCTCTTTTGGTTACATGGACGCAACTAACGAAGTTGCTGCTAACTATCCAGATGTAGCATTTGAACATGCTACTGGTTATATCCGTGACACCGAAAACATGGCAACCTTCTCTGCACGCTTCTATGAAGGTCGTGTAGTACAAGGTATGATTGCCGCTAACATGACTGAAACCAATAAGATTGGTTACATTGCTTCGTTCCCTATTCCAGAAGTAATTCGTGGTATTAACGCATTCATGCTGGAAGCACAGAAGCACAATCCCGATATTGAAGTAGATATCATCTGGCTGTATACTTGGTTTGATCCTGCAAAGGAAGCAACCGCAGCACAAGCACTAATTGACGAAGGTGCTGATATCATTGTACAACACACTGACTCTCCTGCACCTGTACAGATTGCAGAACAGAATGGTGTATATGCATTTGGTCAGGCGTCTAACATGTCCCGTTTTGGTCCTAACGCACATCTGGTTTCTATTGTAGATGATTGGGATTCGTACTACGTTGACCGTGTTGGTCAAGTAATGGACGGTACTTGGACTGGTGGCGATACTTGGTGGGGTTTCACCAAAGATGGTCAAGGTGGTGAAGTAGGCATGGTTGCTCTGGAAAGCTACAATGTTGCTGCTATGGGTGAAGAACTTGTAGAGGCTGCTATGGCGTTGGAAGCATCACTTGCTAATGGTGACCGTCACGCATTCCCTTGTGAGGGTCTGCTGAAGCAGGATGGTTCTGTACCTGAAGATTGTGCCAATGGTGCTGATAACCTTGGTGACTGGCCAACTCTGTTGTCCATGAACTGGTATGTAGCAGGTATTGACGCATCAGTACCTAACTAAAAGAAAAAGGGGAAGATAATCTGGTCTTCCCCTTGATTACTATTTACTTGTTCTTCCAGATCATCCAGAGAACCCAAACAGCTAAGAGTCCAACGAGCCCGCTGGAACCAAGGGATTCTACAACGCCAGAGACGTTATCAATGACACTTACGCCATTAGGCATAAATGGTACTGCTCCCAGACCGAGCAGTTCTGCTACAATAGTAAGGGCGAGAAGACTAACACCAAGGTCTGCAATCTTACCTACCCACTTTTGTACGTTACTTACGATATCCATAATATCCTCCGTTAGATGTTCATAACTGTTTATTTATATGTTTCCTATTGACAACCCCCAGACAATGATGTATAATAATCCACATATTGTACTGAGTGATGGAGAGTCCTATCATTAAATTTCATTCTGTCCAGTTCAAAAACTTTTTGTCAACTGGCAATACATTTACAAAGATTGAGTTGGATAAGTCACCTACCACTCTGATTGTAGGTGCAAATGGTGCAGGTAAGTCTACTATGCTGGATGCCTTGTCATTTGGTCTGTTTGGAAAACCTTACCGCAACATCAACAAACCACAACTGATCAATACTATTAATAGTAAGGATTGTGTGGTTCATGTAGAGTTTTCAGTAGGCCCTAACAGGTTCAAAGTTATTCGGGGTATCAAACCTAACATCTTTGAGATTTACAAGAATGGTGAGGTCATCAATGAGTCTTCCCATGCTAAAGAATTCCAAAGACTTCTAGAACAAAATATTCTAAAACTAAACCACAAATCATTTCATCAGATTGTGGTGCTTGGTTCGTCATCTTTTATTCCATTCATGCAACTTACCGCAGCACACCGCCGGGAAGTGATTGAAGACCTATTGGATATCAATATCTTTTCTAAGATGAATATGGTATTGAAAGACAATATTGCTAGTCTTAAAGATAAAATCCGTGATGCTGATCATCAGGTAGATATTGTCAGAAACAAGATTGAAGTCCAAAGGAAATACATTAATGATATTAAGAATCTTAATGAGGAAAAAATCTATGAGAAACAAACCGAAATCAAGGCGCAGGAGAATACAATTGAGCAGATCGAGCTTGAAAATGAAGAAGTACAAGAAACTCTTGCGGCAAAGTATGATCAGGTCGCAGAACGATTAGAACAAGCTGGTAGTACTTTCCAAGACAACCGTATGCTAAAAGCATATCATCAATCGGAGATGAAGAAACTTGTTAAAGAAGATAAGTTCTTTCAAGACAATGACATTTGCCCGACTTGTACGCAAGAGATTGACGAGACTATTAAAAAACAGAAGTCTCAAGATATCGCAAAGAAAGCGAAGGAAATCCAGAAGGCGTTTCAGGCGGTAGAGGAAAGTTTATCTACTGGTAAAGAACTGGTAGATAACCTACAGGAGCAGAATAGACAGTCTATGGAGTTGCAGTCTACCCTGAGAGACAACAATACTAAAATTGATATGTCTCGCCGTTTGATTAAGAAGTTGGAACAGGAGATTGTTGAGACTTCTGATACCAAAGAAAATATTAAACAGGCCAGCAAAGACCTTGACGATTACATTGATGAGAAAGATAGTCTGGTCACAGAGAAGTTAGAACTGTCTGAGGAATACGACTACAGTAATGTTATTGCAGAGATGCTAAAAGATACTGGTATCAAGACCAAGATCATTAAACAGTATCTCCCTGTAATGAATAAACTGGTCAATCAGTATTTACAGACACTGGACTTCTTTGTACATTTTGAATTGAATGAAGGATTTGCAGAAACTATTCGTTCACGACACCGGGATAGTTTCTCTTATGATTCTTTCAGCGAAGGTGAAAAGCAACGTATTGACTTGGCACTGCTGTTTACATGGCGGCAGATTGCTAAGATGAAAAACTCTGTTGCTACCAACCTTCTTATTCTGGATGAGACATTTGATTCCAGCCTAGATAATGATGGAGTTGAAAACCTGTTCAAGATTATTCACACCTTGGGTGCTGATACTAATGTATTTGTTATTTCACATAAAGGTGAGATTTTGGACGGTCGGTTCAAGTCTAAGATGGAATTCTACAAAGACAAAAACTTTAGCAAAATGCGTTAAGAAAGTTCTTGACAAACGTATTGATATGGTTTATATTATATACTGTCTGATAAAAAGTATGAGAGTTAATGATGAAATACAGTGAAGATCGTATCCTGAAAGAAATGGAAGAGTATGTTGCTCAGACCTACAAGGGTCACTACTCTAAGCAAAAGTTCCAAGCTACTGAGTTTATCATTGACTCTGGCCACGGGATGGGTTTCTGTCTCGGAAACATTATGAAGTATGCACAACGTTATGGCAAAAAGAATGGTCGTAACCGTGATGACTTGATGAAAATCGCCCATTATGCTATGATGGCTCTACATGTACATGATCTAGATGAGGATGCATTTGATGTTGAATAATACTATGGAAGTTATTCGTAACTTCGGAACCATTAACCAGAACCTTGTGTTCCGCAAAGGGAATGTTCTGCGCACTATTGCAGATGCAAAGAACGTTCTTGCTATGGCAACTCTTGATGAAGAGTTTCCGCAGGATTTTGGTATCTATGATGTGAATGAGTTTATTGGCGCATTCAATCTGATTGAAGACGGTGCTGTGCATTATCAGGACAAGCACATGGTTATTGCTAATGGCAAGTCTTCTATTAATTATTTTTACTCTGATATTGAGATGTTGACTAATCCACCTGAAAAGGATTTGCAGGTTCCTGATCCTGAAGTCACATTCAATCTCACTCAAGATATTCTGAGTCAGCTGCGCAAAGCATCTTCTGCTCTTGGACATAAGAGCGTGATCATTGGCAGTACTGAAAATGACTCAGTAACCCTATCAATTGTTGATCCTAAAAACATGACTTCTAATGAGTATACCATTGAAGTTGATGGTGTGTGGCATGGTGATATCCAGTCTAATACACGCCTAAGTATCAACATTGATAACCTGAAACTTCTGCCCGGTGATTATACGGTAGAGGTTTCTTCTAAACTTATCAGTAAGTTTACTAACGTTAGTAGGCAACTCCAATACTGGATTGCTTTGGAAAAGAATTAAGAGGTACTATTTAATGGAAAACGAAACTGAATTTCTGGACCTTGCACAGAAAGTCTCCCGTTCTAGCATTGCGATTATTGACGCAATCGTGCAGCGTGGTGCTTTCAAAGGTGAAGAACTTTCTACTGTTGGAGGCCTGCGTGATCAGTGTGTACAACTGACACAAAAGGTTGAAGAACGTCAACAGGAACTTGCAGAAGAAGAGGAATAAATCATGGGACGTTGGGATGATGAAGATGACGGTAACTACACCGAATTCACTTTTGAAATGCGGCGATATGAAAAACATGACAATGTAGATGAAGTCCGCAAGACTTTTCGGTCAAATGATGATGACTTGAATGAAATTCTTGAACAAGCATCTTACTTCCTGCAAGGATGTTCCTTTACATATGTTAAAGGTCTAACTGCTGAGAAAGAAAGCAGTTAATATAATGGGGGGCTTGACTGCCCCCTTTCTTTTCTATATAATGATTTCCTAACTCTAGTAAGGAATATTGATGAGTGATTTTCTTTGGGTGGAACGTTATCGTCCACAAAATATTGACACCTGTATTCTACCACAATCACTAAAAGATACATTTAACCAGATTGTAGAAACTGGTGAAATCCCTAACATGTTATTCACTGGTACTGCTGGCTTAGGAAAGACCACAGTAGCAAAGGCATTGTGCAATGAACTGGACCTTGACTGGATTCTAATCAACGGGTCTGAAGAAGGTAACATTGATACACTGCGAAATAAAATCAAACAGTTTGCATCTACTGTATCACTGCAAGGTGGATACAAGGTGGTCATTCTAGATGAGGCAGACTATCTTAACCCACAGTCTTTCCAGCCTGCGCTGCGTGGTTTTATTGAAGAGTTTGCAAACAACTGCCGATTTATTCTGACTTGTAATTTTAAGAACCGTATTATTGAACCGTTGCACTCAAGATGCGGTGTATATGAATTTAATACAAACAAGAAGACTATGGCAGAACTATCTGCTCAGTTTATGAAACGACTGACTTGGATTCTTGATCAGGAGAATGTTACATATGATAAAAAAGTTCTTGCTGAACTTATTATTCGTTTTGCGCCTGATTGGCGTCGGGTTATTAACGAGTGTCAACGTTATTCTCTCTCTGGTAACATTGATACTGGTATTCTTAGTCTGCTTTCCAATAGTTCTGTTTCTGACCTTATTGGATATCTTAAGGGAAAAGACTTCAAGAAAATGAGAGCATGGGTTACAAATAATATGGACACAGATACGTCTGGTATCTTCCGTAGTATCTATGACTCTATGACCGAAACAATGCAACCGGGTAGTATTCCCCGTGCTGTGCTTATCCTTGCTGATTATCAATATAAGAATGCATTTGTAGCAGACCATGAACTAAACGTGGTTGCTTGTCTGACAGAACTTATGGCAGAAGTAGAATGGACCTAAAGCGCCCCTCTAAGGTAGCAAGAAAGAGCGTTAAAAACAGACACTGGCACATTTTAAAAAATGAACAAAATGTTGCTGCCTTAGACTATGCTTTAGTTCCACCTGAACAGAAAGAGTGGCAAGACGGTTTCTATCCTTATATCCAAAGACACATCCTTTCTAAACTTGGACGTGTTAGAACTTCTATTGACGTGGGGGCTAATTATGGATGGATGGCAAATATTTTTAATAGTTTTTCTGAAAGAGTAGAATGTTTTGAACCTAGAGAAGATGTTTACAACTGTTTAGTAAAAAATATAGACAAAAATAAATGGAAAGCTACAGCACATAATATTGGACTGAGTGATGTAACTGGTATAGACTTTCATGATAATAACAAAATAACAGGTATAACAAAACTAGGTGCTGAAAATGGAATCCAGTGTGAAGTCACGACATTGGATTCTTTTGGATTTAAAGATGTTGACATTTTAAAAATTGACGCAGAAGGGTATGAAAATAAAATTCTTTCAGGTTCATATAACACTATCCTAGATAATAGACCTGTTTGTATTGTTGAAATGGGTGATGAGTTTTTGAAACGCAATCCATACCTAGAAGACCATAGACAAACTTTTTTTAGACACTTTGTGAACTTAGAGTATAATCTGTTTGATTTACGCACAAGAGATTATATTTTCTTTCCTATTGAAATGAGGTAACTATGCTTAGACTTTATACTAAAAACAATTGCTCTTTTTGTGATCTTATGAAAAGTAAATTAAAAAATTGGGGATATGAATATGAGGTCATTAACATTCAAGAAGATGAAGAAGCAAAAGCTTTTATTGTCTTGGATGAAGGACATAAAACTGTACCACAACTTTACTACAATAACATTAATGTAAATCGTGGCATTGATACTAGAGACTTCAATCAGTTTATGCTACGGGAAGCCATGAATGATTGATGATCCTTGGTATCATAAAAGAACTGAATATTTATTAGAAAATACTAAACAGATTGAGTCTGATGGCCGCTTTGATTACTTAAATCAAGATAGTTTAAAATGGGTTGTTTACAGTGTTGATAAACTTAGCCGTGATTGGTCATGGGATATTTCTGATGATTATTGGATAGGTCATGCAAACTATGAGTTGTATGCAAATATGATGGGCTTTGCTTCTGTCTTTCAAAGAAGACATAAAATGACTAATCCTATCTGTATTAGTGTCGGTGAAAACTATTGGGTTCACCCCGGCACCACAAGGTATTTTGTAAATAAAGTGTGCAATGATGTTGATTTGTCAGCTATCATCATTGACACTTCTGGGGGATTTAACGAAAATAAAATTTATAGTGATTTTCCTGATGTTCAGCCTTACATGGGAGAATTAAAGTTTTCATATTCTCAAGTTGATAACACTTATTGGGTGAAACCAACATCAATATCAATTGATACTAAATATTATCAATTAGAATATGAAAATATTGTAAAACTTTTTGAGCTTGACTTTTCTGTTGATGTGTGGTGTAATGGTAAACATTTTTTAACTGTTCCTAACAGCAAACCAAAAAAGTCTTTTAAAGTAGATGGAATGAAAGGTCTAGCACAATTGTCTATTCACCTACTCAGTGATCCTAATTATCAATTTGAGGAATTGTTTTATGAAAGACAATAGACCAGAGTTATATCACAAAAGAGAACAGTTTATTGCAGATAAAATTAAAGAATATCCAGACCTTAACATTTCTCTTGATAGAACAGTTACTTCAAAGAAAACACCTATTTTAAACACTTTATGGACAATTTACAAAACTGATAGTTTAAACAAAAACTGGAATTGGACAGACTATCCAGATAATCATTATTTACAGTCTTCAGTTGGTAGTAAAATTAGTAAATTACTATCTGCTACTTCTTGTTTTGAAACTAGAGACAATATTGTAAACCCCATTTGTATTACTGTAGGAGATTCTTATTGGGTACATCCCGGAACACACAGGTATTACTTAAACAAAGTATGTGATGATTTTGACTTGCCAGCTATTATTGTTGATGTTAATGGTTATAATGAATATAAAATTAAATCTGACTTTGATAATGTTGAACCATTTACAGATGAGTTAATATTAGGAGCTCGTAGTAGATTAAATTCATATCATATCTCACCAGTGTCAATTGCAATTGATAATTCGTTTTATGAATTAGAATGGGACGTTACTCAGAGAATTTTCAATAAACCATATGCATTAAAAATCTACATGGGTGATAAGCACTTTCTTACCATACCTAATGGTAGACAAGAAAAGTGTTTTATGGTAAAAGATATGTTGGGATTGACTCAACTTGCTATCCACCAATACTCTGATCCTGATTATGAATTTAAGGAATTATATTATGAACCCCTTTGATTTTGTTTCTGCAATTAACAAGAAGCAGAATATCATGCATGATGATCTTGATGAGAAATCATACAATTCTTTTATGGTCAATCATGCCTATTCATATTTCCCTGATACTGTGTTACAGGTGAATGAGATGAACCGCTACCATGAGATAGACTCCAAGCTGCAAAATGACTTTTTGCTAAATACTATAAGGAAAAATCCCAAGCGGTTCTCCAAATGGAATAAACCGTTTACGGATGAAAGTCTTGAAGCGGTGAAAGAATATTATGGATATAGCAATAGCAAAGCTCGTTCTGCTCTTTCACTACTTTCTACTGAAGAAATAAACATAATTAAAAAGAAGGTAGATCATGGTGGAAGAAGAAAGAGAAGTAAATTTAGTTGAATGGTCACCAAGTGATATGTTAGAAATCACTTTGAATGAACCAGACGATTTTTTAAAAGTAAAAGAAACACTCACTCGTATTGGTGTAGCATCTCGCAAAGATAAAAAGTTGTACCAGTCTTGTCATATTTTGCACAAGCAAGGTAGATACTTTATTACACACTTTAAAGAGTTGTTCTTACTTGACGGTAACAAATCAACATTAGAAAAAACAGATATTGAACGTCGCAATACAATTGCAACTCTTCTGTCTGATTGGGGACTATTGACTATCGTTAATAAAGACAAGGCAAAAGACGTGGCTCCTTTAAGGCAGATCAAAGTTTTGCCTTTTAAAGAAAAAAATGAATGGGAACTATGTCCAAAGTACAACATTGGGAAGTAAATCAAACTTTTATTGATACTTGTAATGAAAATGTAAAGTTAATCAGATCAGCATATAAAAAAAGAGAACCTACAAAACTTAAATCTTTTATCAATTTCAAAAATTATGAAGATGAGTGGTGGGATAGATTTTACAGAGAAATACCATCCGATTCTTTGAAGCGTCATTGGTTAAATAGGGGTATGATAAAGTTTAACTATACCAAAGATATGAATATTCCTATTTTAAATGATCTATCAGAACATCTATTCAGTAAAGTATTTAATGATCACACTGTAGTATGTTGGGTTAGTTTAAATGAAGAAGATACTGGAACAAATTGGCACAAAGATTTTCAACCCAATACTTCTATTCCTACTTATTTAATCTGTATGAACTTGATTGGACAGACCAATTGGCAATTTGAATCCTCTGAAGATATTGACATGCAGGTTGGTGATGTTATTGCTCAAAACGGCAGCATGCCACATAAAATTATAGCAAAGGGGATGCGAATTACTTTAGCTGGGCATAGTAGTTTGCATAATGTAAAATTATAAAATCTTGGAAACCAAATCAAACTTTTATTGATACTTGCAGTAAAAATGTGGACCTAGTAAAATCAGAAACTGGTTCAATTAAAAAACTCAAATCTTTTGCTGATTTTAAAAATTATGAAGATGATTGGTGGGATCAAATCAAAACTGAAATTGCTAATCGCAAGATGATGAAGACTCCAACTCCCGGACAAGTAAGATATTTTTATATACCTAATACAAATATACCCGTATTAGATAATTTATCAGAACATTTTTATAAAAAGATATATGACAAATACCACATTCATTGTTTTATCAGCGTAAGTGATGAAGATGTAGGCACACCTTGGCATACAGACACAAAAAATTTGAGTTACTTACTTACTATCAATCTAATTGGAAAAACTACTTGGGAATTTGAAAATGGTATAGTCATTGACATGAACCCCGGTGATGCGATGATTCAAAATGGAAGTGTGAGGCATAGAGTTTTAACACATGGTCGGAGAGTAACAGTAGCTGCATTTTCTGAAGAAAAGGCGCAGTCTTTTAAATATGATCCTGAACAGGGACTTTTTAAAAGACCTTTTTAAATTCTTATCAAAAGTGTTTTGCATTTTTTGCTTGACAAATGGTCTTACCTATGATATAAATATTTCTGTAGATGCGAATAGTCGGTCTACTTTTTCTCGCTAATTATAGGAGATTTCAGATGACAAACAATCAGAAATACGCTCGTTTTCCCCGTTCTGCCTTTGTAGGTTTTGATCATATTTTCAAAGAACTTGAAGACATGACCAAGCATGCTTCAGACCATTATCCTCCGCACAATATTATTAAAGATGAAGATATGAAGTATCGTATTGAAATCGCAACGGCAGGGTTTAAGGAAGAAGAGTTATCAGTAGAACTTAAAGATGGTGTTCTGCATGTAAATGGTGACCATACCCCAAGAGGTCTGGAATTCATTCACAAAGGAATTTCCACCCGCAAGTTCCACCGTTCTTTTAGACTATCTGAATATACACAAGTTACAGGAGCTTCTCTGGAGAACGGCATTCTAGCAATTCATTTAGAAGTCGTACTGCCCGAAGAGAAGAAGCCTCGCAAAATTGCAATTAACAATCACAGCGAGGTAACAAACAATGCTGAACTTCTTACGGAAGGTGGGCAATAGTCTCATTGAATCACGTATGCACCACGCCTACTACGGCGTAGCAAACTACATCCAACGTGAATACCACACTGGTATTCCTACTGGCGAATTAGTTGATATGTTAAAAAAGGATGGATACGATGCAGTCATTAATAAAGTCAGCTAAAAACTGGTTTACTAAACAAGCCAAAAGAGCTGCAATGTCTGAGGAAGAAAGATACCTTTCCGACTCAATTGACCTTGTGGACTTTGAAGCACGCCAACAAAAGATCATGTACAACCAAGCACCGTACCAGATCAACGGCAGACATTGGTTAGACTCACGTCAATACCATTAATAAGAGGGAGCTCCGGCTCCCTTTTTTCTTGACACAAAGTAAAATATAATATATAATGATCCTTCACACTCAAAGAGGGTAATGATGCAATTTTACACTTCCGTCAATCGTCTGGGCAACTCCATTCTTGTGAGGGGTTACAAAGATGGTGTAAAGACGCAGGAACGCATTAAGTTCAAACCAACATACTATGTTCCAACAAAAGAAAATACAGAGTGGAAATCTTTAAGTGGACAGCCAGTCGCACCAGTTACATTCAATTCCTCCAAAGAAGCACGGGAGTTCCTTGACCGATATAAGGCAGTGGATAATTTTGAGGTGGTGGGCAATACAAATCATGTTGCTCAGTGGGTTTATGATGTTTATCCTAACCAAATTAAATTTGACCGTGAAGCTATCAACACGACCACAATCGACATTGAGGTGGCTTCCGACGACGGATTCCCTGAGCCAGATGCTGCTGATTACCCTGTCATTACAATCACTACTAAAAACAATATTGATAATCTTTATCACGTTTGGGGCATGTATGATTATGAACCAGAGTCGGCAGATGTTAAGTACTATCGGTGCCAAGATGAGCATGAACTACTTCTATCTTTCATTGCTTTCTGGGGTAATCCTTCTAACTGTCCTGATGTAGTCACAGGCTGGAACACAACATTCTTTGATATTCCCTACCTTGTCAATCGTATCACTAAAGTTCTTGGTGATGACAAGGCAAAGAAAATGTCACCTTGGGAGCATATCCGTGAACGCAGGGTAAAGAAGAACAACCGTGAACTTCTTGCCTATGAAGTTACAGGTATCCAGCAACTGGACTATTTGGATTTGTTTCAGAAGTTTGGTTATACCTATGGTGCGCAAGAGTCTTACAAACTTGACCATATTGCCCATGTAGTCTTGGGTGAGAAGAAACTGTCTTATGAAGAGTATGGTTCTCTACACTCTCTGTACAAACATGACTTCCAAAAGTTTGTCAACTACAACATTAAAGACGTTGAACTGGTAGACCGCCTAGAAGACAAACTTGGTCTTATTACTTTGTCAATGACCATGGCCTACAAGGCAGGCTGCAACTTTGTAGATACCTTTGGCACAACAGGCATTTGGGAAACAATCATTTACCGTGACCTTATGTCTCGCAAGATTGTTCCACCATTGAAGAAAGATAAGAACAAAAACAAATACCCCGGTGCATATGTCAAGGAACCCATACCTGCTATGTATGATTGGGTAGTTTCCTTTGACCTTGCTTCGTTGTATCCTAATATCTTGGTACAGTGGAACATGTCACCGGAGACTATTGTGGAAAATTTTAAATCAGGTGTGTCAGTAAAGTCCTGTCTGGATATGGCACCTATGACACACCAAGAGAACCAGACTACGGCTGCTAATGGTGTTGTCTTTCGCACAGATGAGGTAGGTATCCTGCCCCGTATCGTGAAGGACTACTATGTAGAACGTAAAGTTATCAAAAAGAAAATGCTGGATGCCAAGCAACGGCAGCAAGAGGAAGGTAACTCTTACGAGATTGAGAAAGAGATTGAACACCTAGAGAACCAGCAAATGTCTATTAAGATTCTGCTTAACTCTTTGTATGGTGCATTGGGTAACCAGTGGTTCAATTACTTTGATCAACGCATTGCAGAAGCAATCACCTACAGTGGGCAGCTGTGCATTCTCTGGGCAGAACGTGCCATGAACAATGCTATGTGTGAAGTCTGTGAGGAAGAAGATGACTATGTGATTGCGATTGATACTGACTCACTCTATGTCAATATGAAACCATTGATTGATAAGTTTCAACCCAAGAACCCTATTAACTTTCTCTCGGAGTTGGGTGAAAAGCATTTCCAGCCTATCCTTGCCAAAGCATATGCAGAACTACATGAGTACATGAATTGTAAAGAAAACCGTATGGATATGGAACGTGAGGTAATCGCAGACCGTGGTGTCTGGACTGCCAAGAAGCGTTACATTCTAAACGTGTTGGATAATGAAGGTGTGCGGTATGCTGAACCCAAGATGAAGATCATGGGAATTGAAGCAATCAAATCATCTACTCCACAAGTTGTGCGGGATAAATTCAAAGAAGCCTTTAAGATTATCATGGAAGGGGATGAGGAACGCACTCAGGCGTTCATACAGGGGTTTAGAGAAGAATTCTATAGTCTACCCCCGGAAGATATCTCATTCCCCCGTGGCGTCTCTAACGTGACAGAATGGAAGGATAGAAACACTGTCTACAAGAAAGGTTGCCCTATCCATGTTCGGGGATCAATCCTGTATAACAATCAGGTAAACCAATTAGGACTTGACAAACAGTATGAAATGATCCAGAATGGTGAGAAGATTAAGTTTGTATATCTCACCCTGCCTAACCCTATCAAAGAAAATATTATCTCATTCCCTATGATGTTACCGCCTGAGTTTAACCTACACAAATATGTTGATTATGAAAAGCAGTTCAACAAAACTTTTGTAGAACCTTTGCGGGTTATCCTTGATGCAGTAGGTTGGGAAGTTGAGAAGACTGTAACACTAGAGGACTTTTTTGCATAATGGGTAAAAGAAGTGACTTTGAAAGAGTACCTAGAGATTTCTATCCAACACCCCGTGCTGCTGTTTTACCACTAGTAAAGCATCTGCCTGAATATTTTGTATTTACAGAACCTTGTGCTGGTGATGGTAGATTGATTGATCATCTACAAAATGCTGGTGGGTTTTGTGTAGATGCCTATGATATTGAACCAAGACGTGAAGGTATTCGTCGGAAAGATTTTACAGAAGTTGTTCCTAGAGGTGATATGGTTATCACTAATCCGCCTTGGGATAGGAAGATACTCCATCCACTCATTACACATTTTGTTTTAGAGAGAGAAAAACCTACATGGTTGCTGTTTGATGCAGATTGGGTGCATACTAAACAAAGTGCTGAGTTTACACCATATCTTAAAAAGATTGTAAGTATTGGTAGAGTTAAGTGGATTGAAGGTAGCAGCTCTGTAGGAAAAGACAATTGCTGTTGGTATTTGTTTGACAAATCCGAAAATGATGGTATAATGTTCTTTGGACGTTAAGGAATTACATTATGATTTTATCAGCAGTTGACACTGCTTTTATCTTTGACAAACTGACAGACTTCTACTCTAACTTCAATCGTATTGATGACTACATGCGAGTGAAGAAGGTAGAACGTCTGCGCAGTATCAATGCATTTCCGGGTATGTTGGAGTCAGAACTATTTCAAGACTTTGATATGTCTCCTGAAGATATGGAGATTGATATTCAGCCTGCATCTGCATCACACTTCCGTGACTTGCTGGACATTACTGCATCTTTTAATGGTGAGACTGCACCGGGTAGAAAGGTTGAGTTGTTTGTCAAAGAAAAGAAGACCAATACTATTCTGGGATTTATCAAACTCAACTCTCCCCTGATTAATTGTAAACCTCGTAATGATTGGCTGGGTGCTGCACCTGACCTGAGACAATTCAATAAGCACACTATCATGGGATACATTATTGTTCCAGTGCAACCTTTTGGTTTCAACTGTCTTGGTGGTAAACTACTTAGTCTGGTTTGCTGTTCTCATGAGGTCCGTGAGATTGTCAGTAAAAAGTATGACATGAACTTGTGTCTGTTTGAGACTACATCTCTCTATGGCAATATCAAAGGAACCAGTCAGTATGATGGACTGAAACCTTACCTGCGTCATGGTGGTGATACTGAGTCTGACTTCCAGATGATTTTGCCTGATGATTTCTACAACTGGATTTTTGATTGGTCTGTAGAAAAGAATGGTGGTGAACGTCTTATTGAACGTGCTGGTGCTAATGCATCTGGTTACAAACTCAAGTATCAGGCAAAGATATTCAGTGCTGTACGGCAGTCTATCAAAGAGCATATGCCAGAACGTCTTGAAGAATACAACACACTGATGAAGAAGTCTAAGCAACTCAATACACAGAAACGTTACTACCGTTCTGATTATGGTTTTGCTAATGCTAAAGAAGTTCTACTAGGTAAGCAAGATAAACTCTTGCCAAACCCACAGAACTATGATAAGTTCTATCTTGATAATCTTGTAAAGTGGTGGAAGAAGAAAGCAGTTAACAGATACACTAAATTACAAGATGAAGGTAGACTTCGCAATACCCTTGAGGTATGGACAGAAGACACTATTAACACAATTGATATTATTCGCTAGGAGATTATATTATGGTTCCCGTAACCAACTTTGAAAAAGTTATGCACTTTATGAATAAATTTGGTCAAGAGATTAAAAAGACACCAGACTGGCCAGACCCTGAGACTAAACATCTCCGTGTTGATTTGATTGAAGAAGAACTGCAAGAACTGAAAGATGCAATCAGTGATAATGACATTGTTGGAGTTGCTGATGCTCTTGCAGATATTCTTTATGTCACCTATGGTGCAGGTGCTGCATTTGGTATTAACCTTGATGTTTGCTTTCAAGAAGTGCATGGCAGTAACATGTCAAAGCTTGGTGAGGATGGAAAACCTGTTTATCGTGAAGACGGTAAAGTGATGAAAGGTCCAAACTATCGTGAACCTGACCTAGAAGCTGTTCTTGGTGGCAAACTTCCAAAGCGTCTACAATAAGGAGATATTATATGAAAATTATTGCAGGCCCCTGCCAGTTAGAAGAAGATTCCATTGAAGTTGCCAAGTTTTGCAAACGTATTGCAGAAGATTATGGTATGGAATATTACTTCAAGGCAAGTTTTGACAAAGCTAACAGAACTTCACTAAATAATAAACGAGGGTTAGGTGTTGAAAAAGCAATGCCTATCTTTGATGAGATTAGACGTGAAGTTGGTTGTAAGATTGTGACCGATGTGCACACAACAGGACAGTGTGCTATCATCAAAGAAGTAGTTGATGTACTACAAATCCCCGCTTTTCTGTGTAGACAAACTGACTTACTATTGGCAGCAAAAGGTACAGGAAAGATTGTTAATGTAAAAAAGGGGCAGTTCCTAGCTCCGTGGGATGTAGCTGGTATTATTAGCAAAGTAGGAGATGAGAATGTCTGGATTACTGAACGGGGTACTTCTTTTGGTTACAATACCCTTGTCAATGATTTTACTGGTCTTCAATATATGTCTGAGAATTTTTCTACTCCCATTATTTTTGATGCCACTCATAGTGTCCAGAAACCCGGTGGCCTCGGTGGTACTTCTGGGGGTAATCGTGACTATGTACCTGCTCTGGTTCGTGCCGCTGTTGCAACGGGTCATGTAGATGGTATCTTTATGGAAGTGCATCCTGATCCAGATAATGCCCCTTCCGATGGACCTAATAGTCTTACCTTTGCAATGTATGAAAAAGTGATTAAGCAAATTAGTGATATTCACAAAACTGTAATGCACCTATGGGAGTTTGATAATTGAACCATGAAGCATTTTTATATCTATGGTATGATGCACCAAATAAAAAATATTATTTAGGTAAACACAAAGGATCACCAGATGATGGATATACACATTCATCAACTGTATGGGAATCTTTCACTAAGAATAACATTCCAAAGGGTGTAAGAAGGCGTATACTCGCATATGGTACTGATGAAGAAATGTCTGATTTAGAAGTAAGACTTCTCACAAATAGAAAGAAACGATGTTGGGATAGATATTATAATGTTAAATGGTATACATGGGCAATTGGGAGTATGCCACTAGATAAACATCCAAAATGGAAAGGTGGTATCTCATTAAAATTAAATAAAAAAAATTATCAAAAAGACAAGTTAAAAGAATATCAAGATTTTGGAATAAAATTATTGAATGAAGGATATTCTTATGACGAAATAAAATCAAAATATCCAGCAGTAGCAAATAAATTGCCTTGGTCATCATTGCCTAGAGAAGAAAAAGATAGAAGGAATAAACTGCAAAGAGATAGATATAAAAATATAGTAGAATGCTACTGTAGAAAGATTACTTGTGATTCCTGTCTCCAAGCAGGTCATGTTTTATCTAAGGAAGAGAAAAAAAGAAAACGAGCAGACTTGGATGCTAAAAGATATGAAAAACTTAAAAATGATCCTGTTTGGGTGGAGAATAAAAGAAGAAGAGAAAGAGAAAAATATGCTAATGACCCGGTGTGGGCAGAAAAGAGAAAAAGAAAAGAAAGAGAAAGGCAACGAAGAAAAAGAATGGAGAAAAAATGCGATTGAAACCAATTATTATTATTCCTGCACGTTATAACTCTAGTCGTTTTCCCGGAAAGATGCTAGAGAAGCTTGGTGGCAAGACTGTACTAGAGCAGACTATTGAAACTGGTAAACGCACTGGCCTTCCTGTCTATGTTGCTACAGACAATCGTGAGATTGCTAATCTGTGTATTAAGATTAATCAGGAATATGTTATGACTGATACTGATCACAAGAACGGCACAGAACGTGTAGCAGAAGCTATGGTCAAACTGATTGATAAGCATGGTCAAGACTTTGCAAGTGACTTTGATTATGTAATTAATCTACAAGGTGACTCGCCACTCATTCCTGATTATGTTTTCAAAATGATGATGGAAGAGTATGAGACACTGTTTGTAAATGACATGCCGTTTGATGTTATCACGCCTACCTTCCGCATGCCTATGGAGACAGCAGAACGTTTCCTTGACTGCCGTGCTGAAGGTAAGGCTGGCGGTACAACTGTAGTTGCAGACAAAACTGGACGTGCAATTTATTTCTCCAAAGAGATGATCCCCTATGGTGCTGATCTTACTAATGTCCGGTCTGCATCCGAAAAGATTCCAATGTACTACCATATTGGAATGTATGCTTACAAACCATCTGCACTCTTTGAGTATTCACAGATGGAAGAGACTGCACTGGAAAAGACTGAAGGTCTGGAACAGTTGCGTTTTGTAGAGAATGGTTATCATGTTCATTGTATGAAAATGAATCCTCTACACTTTGACTTCTGGGAAGTGAACAATCCAGAAGATATTGAGATTGTAGAAAATAGTTTGCATCACGTTAGATAGGGGGCTTGACTGCCCCCTTTTTTTGTGTTAGATTAGATTTGTAACTATTGGAAATTTATCAAATGAAAACCATGATGAATGAAATCTTTTCTTCTGATTTGATGACTAACTATATCAATGAAAAGAACTTTGATCCTTGGGTGGGAACACCCTTTGAGGGGTATCGTCATATGACACCCAAAGCTAAGGGTAACTATGGTGAAGTTTTTGTTGAGCAGTGGTTCACAAAAAATGGCTCTAAAGTAGAACCTCCCGTTAATGTTGGTCATGATCGCCGGGTTGATGATCACAAAGTTGAGATTAAAATTTCTCTCGCCAAAACATATAGAAACAAGAGACATATAAATGATGATCACTTTATGATGAATCATGTTTCTCAAAACAAAGATTGGGATCGGTTGGTTTTTGTTGGTGTGAATAAAAATAAAAAGTCTTATATGAAGTGGATGTCTAAGCAGTCTTTTCGTGAAATCATAGATAAGGGACTGTATTTCTATCATCAGCAAGGCGGTCAATCTATTGGAAATGATGACTGGATGTGTTCTGATAAAAAACTAATTGAACTTTTAAACTCTGAATATATGAAAAGTATGGATGAGTGGTGAAATATTCTCTGACCATATTTAAAAATGTATATGATAACAAGACGCATAGACGTATGGACTTTGACACTTGGCAAGGTCTAGAAGACTTACTGTTTGAGTTATCTAAAAAGAAAGGACAAAAGGGTGGAAGTGATTCTTCTCCTTTGCTTAGCCCTGCTATCTTCAAATCCTCTACGACTCGCTCTAACGATAACGTTTTGGGTTGGGGCAACTGGTGTTGTATTGATGTTGATGATTTTGATGGTAGCATTGATACCGTTCTAGAACCACTCAAACAATACTACTATGTCTGTTACTCTACAGCATCATCTACAGAAGACAAACCAAAGTTTCGTGTAGTCTTTCCTTTGACTGATATGGTTCCAGCATCTCGTATCAAAGAGTTTTGGCACTCTATCAATAATCTTGCCTTGGATGTTGTAGATGCACAGACCAAAGACTTGTGCCGTATGTACTATGTCCCTGCTCAGTATCCAAATGCCCATAACTTTATCTTCAAGAATGAAGGTGAACATATCAATCCCTTTGAACTGATGAAGCAGTTCCCTTCTCATGTTGGCAACCGCAAAAAGAAGTTCATTGATACTCTTCCCAAGCCTTTACAGGTAGAAGTTATTAACTATCGCAAGAATCAGTTAGACAATATTGTTACATGGAAATCTTATCGGGACTGTAAGTTCTTCCCACAAGATATGGGTAAAGAGTATATTGCTAATGCTGGTGTAGAGAATGGTGGTAACTTTTTCCGTCTCTATCGCATTATGGTGTCTATTGCTGCTAGTGCTATCAAGGCAGAATATCCTATCACGTCTTTTGAGATTGTAGAGTTGTGTAGAGAACTAGACAACGATTGTGGTAGCATATATAAGTCACGAAACATGGAAGCAGAGGCGGAACACGCCTTGTCTTATGCACTGAAAGGTTAAGCATGAAAATAGTTAGTGTTGGGTCTAGTGGTCATGATGCTAGTTATGCATTTTTTGATACTGACCTAAAAGACCCTATAGAATTTGCTTCTGCTACTGAAAGATATAACAGAGAAAAAAAGTCTAAACATTGGCCCAAACAGTGTACAACTGCAATTCTCAATAGAGACTATGATATTATGGTTTCAAATCAGAGTAAAATGTTTGCACTTAAGTATTGCCCCAATGAAATACTTAACGAGATTTCACATTGGATGGACCACCATGAAGCGCATGTTGCTAGTGCTTTTTACACTAGACCTTGGGAATCCTATGAAGATACTGTAATAATGGTGATTGATGGTCAAGATGGTCCGAGCGTTAATCAAGGTTATAGTAGATTAATTTCAAATAGTATTTGGAAATATGATGGTGAAAAGTTTATAAAAATTCATGAAGATTTTTCTGCACATGGCGGGGTATATAAACTAATATCTGGCACTTGGCTTGGACTTGGACATAATCAAGAGGGTACTGCTATGGCGTTGCATGCTCTTGGAGAATATAATGAATTATATGCTGAGATGTATGAACATCTCAGACAACATCATATCGCTAAAAGAAACGATGTTCTTAGAAATTCTGATAAAAGATTTGTTTTTGATAAAACAGGTTTGAAAACAATTGAAAAATATTTTCCTAAAAAAGCACTGAGAGCGAAACATAATTTAGATTTAATACTTTCAAAGACTGATCCCAATTGGCAAGCAAATCTTGCTCACACTATGCAAAAAATTATTATGGATCATATGGTAGAATATGCCACTCTTGCAAGAAAACATGGTTCTAAACTTTGCTTTGCTGGCGGTGTTGCTCAAAATATTATGGGTAATAGTTTAATTCGTAATATATTTGACGATATGCATATGCCTTCTGACCCTACAGACGGCGGATTGCCTCTAGGTGCGGGTCTGCATGAGTGGAGTAAGTGCACAGGAAAAAATAGAATTAATTTGGATAATGCATACCTTGGTTATGATATCAAGCAAAATGTTAATCCTAAGCAAGTAGTAGATTATATTTTAAAACACAAAGTTTGTGGTATAGCTAATGGTAAAGCTGAATGGGGACCAAGGGCATTAGGTAATCGTTCTCTTATTGGTGATGTTAGATATGATATTAAAGATACCGTTAACAAAATTAAAAGAAGACAATATTATAGACCTTTTGGTCCGGTAATCTTGGAAGAAGAATTTGACAAATGGTTTGAAGGACATACTAATGGGTATATGCAGTATGTGTGCAAACCAAAACATGAACACAAATCTGTTATTCATATAGATGGAACTTCCAGAGTGCAAACTGTTACTTCTAACTCAAAGTCTGTGATTAGACCTATTTTAGAAGAATATTATGAACGCACTGGTGTCCCAATGCTTTTAAACACTTCCCTAAATATCAAAGGACAACCAATGGTAAATGATGAAAATCATGCCAGAGACTTTGAAAAAGAATATGGGGTTAAAGTTTTTTAATGAAATATGATAGTCCATGGCCACATATGATTGTGGATGATTTTTTAGAAAAAGAAGACATTGATTCACTTTTAAAAGAAGCAGAAAATATTTTAGAACTTGGTGAAAAGCCAACAGTGCGTCACCGATTACTGTGTCATTGGGATTGTGCAAGTAATACAGTTAAATCAAAAGTAGATTTGAATGAAGATATTAATTTTCGTGGTGCGTATGTTAGTGAGGTAGAACATTTACCAAAAAAGTATGAACCAAAATTGAAAAAAATATATAAACAATTCAAAGAAAAATCTCCAAAGCATACATCTGTGTTAATGGAATTAATGATTTGCAATGAAAAATTTCAATATAAAATTCATGATGAAAGTCCATATAAACTTTTAAGTACAGTAACTTATATTTCAAAAGATGAAAATAACGGCACGACAATGTACACTTCCGAAGAAGATGAATATTCTAATCCAGAAAAAAAGGTTGAGTGGTTGCAAAACAGATGCTTTATTTTTTCAGGAGAAAGAGGTAGGACTTGGCATGCCTTTTCTTCTAATGGGAAAAATATCAGGATTACTTTAAATTTATTTTTAACAGAAGATAAAAGCATATGATTAAAATTATTAAAAATGCAATGGATCAAACTGATTTTAATGGATTACTTGATTTTGTGACCGCATTTGATCAACTACAAAGACTTCAGGAATGGAAAAGCTTTGGTAAATTCTGGCATATGAATCCGAAAGACAGAGAAAAATTTTTTGATGAATCTACCGATTCTCCAACGTATCTTTCTTTGCACTTCTGTAAAGACCTTACACCACTTTTAATGAAATCTTGTGCATTTTCAAGTCGCAATAATCAAGACAAGTTTTATGATTCTAGAACTGATGAGAATAGTCATAGACATAGTATTTTTAGACCAGAGGGCGAGACAGGACACTTCTATTACAAAAACACTAAAGACCTACTTCTTACCTTCAACCCCTTTGTTGAAATAATGTGGGAATGTAAAGGAGAAAGTACTCCTAGAAGTTTTGAAATATCATTTTGTCACCAAAAAGATAATATCAGTTTTGAATCATACAATGTAGATTTATCTGATGAACATGAGCAACCTTGGGAAGCATATAATTTTGGTTGGTTGAATACTGAGGAAGTTCCTGTTACTGTAAAAATTGAACAGGAAGAAATTACTCTAGAACCTAATACCCTTGTGATTTCAGATAAGATCATTGAACTAGCAACTCCATCTGAAGATTTTGTGTTTAGTATCAAATTTTATCTGACAAACGGCACAGACAAATTGATTGATCATAATCATGAAGCGTTTGTTATCGTGGAAGATTTTAAATAAAATTCTATACGATAGTTGAAAAAAAGGCTTGCAATCTTTCTCCAAAGTGATTATATTAAGTATGTAACAGAGAGAAAGAAACGTTATGCTTAATCGTATCCCCCTCAACGTTAAGTCTTTGCAGAAGATTGATGCCCACCTTGACCTTGTAGATGAGCTGCTTGTTAAGATGGACCTCCCACGTTCTGTAAAGCACAGTCTGTCCAAGTACACTTATGAAATGTATGCTGCACTAGAAGCGGCAGTAGATGAGTACACTCCCTCCAACTAAAGGGTAATAGTTATGAAATATAAAGTTCTTCAAATCCAGCTCACCGATGCTGAAGTTGATATGGTCAATGAAGGCGTGCAGGTTCGCAAGCATGTACTCAAGACTCACATGTTTGGTAAGAAAGTTGTTTCAAACGCCTCTAAGGCCTTGGAGTTGGGTTATTACGATCATGTAATGACTGTTGATGCTAACCGCCTTGAAGATGTATATGCCATTGGCAACTTTATGCATGAGCGTGACCTTGATAAAGTTCAGGTGCATGGCACTTTCTCTTCCGTCTCTGTAGGTGACGTGGTTGTAGATGAAAACGGTTGGGGGTTCGTAGTTGATATGTTCGGATATGAAATGCTCCCTGAGAAAATTGAAAAGGGAGTATAGCAATGATGGAACATCTTGTAAATCGTATCATCCGTGATAACACTTGTGTTATTGAAGGTTCTGTAGATGAACTGCATGAGGCATGGCGTTATGTTCGGCAATGGGTTATGGAAGAAGAGTGTAAAGAACGTAAGATTGACCATGCATGGATTCGTCAGTTGAATGATGCAGAACATGCTATCAGTGAACGTGTAAAAGAACTGACAGCAGCAGGACGGCAATATTAATTTTTTTTTGAAAAAAGTTCATTTTAGGTCTTGACATTTACTCCATTAATCACTATATTAATAGTGTAAGAGAGAGAAAGGAAAAAGGAGTAAATGAAAAACCTTCTCAAAAAACTAAACCAAGTTGACGAAACTACGCTCATGGCGTTTGTCGTCATTTCTGCGCCTGCTTCTATGGTAGCCGCAGTTGCTATCATTACTATTCAACTTCTTCTCAAGTAACGGAGAAACTATGACTATCGCTAAAACCATCCTTGCACAAATCAAAATCGCTGACCCTTGGGCTATGGGCGCATGGGGTGCTAAACAACTTGTCGCTAAAGAAGATGGTCTTCAGTTCAAGACTAGTGGTATGGTTAAGTGGAAAGGTATTGTTCAAGTCATCTATGATGCTGCCCTTGACCTTTACAACGTTGAATTCGGTCGGATTCGGAAGTATGAATACAAAGTTGACAAGAAGATTGAAGGCGTTTACGCTGATCAACTTGTAGAACTGATTGACGGCCAAGTGGGGTAAAAATATGTTTGAAGTAATCTATCGTTTTACCAACATCAACGAACAGTTTGAAGATGTTCGGTGTGATGTGTTTGACACCATTGAAGAAGCTCGGGAGTACATTCTAGAGCAGTTTGATGGTTTGATTGAAGGCACTACCGATGATGAAACTGGTAAAACTATGGTTGAGGAAGAAGGTTGGTACGAAAACTTCATTCTTGACAAATATGAGATTCGTAAGATGGAGGTGACTCTCAACTAATATAAATAATCTTGTTCGTTGATGAAGCGAGCGGAACGTATGCAGGACCGGGGGGCAGTACCCCGCTGGTCCACCATAAGGGTATCAAGGTATCTTTGTGATGGGCCAGAACTAGGATCGACTGGTGCGGGATGTGAGTGGAGACAAACCGATTGATACCGTAAGTATCAAATTAAAGTAAGAGCAAACAATTATGTAGCTCCTTCTCGTTACGCTCTCGCAGCGTAATCTGAGTTGGGTTCGTATCGGGGAACCTAGAAACAGAAGGGGGGCAATATGCCCCCTACTCGATTCAATTTGCTAACGGATTATCCAATGCTTCTTGGATTTGAGCAGACAACCTATCATCAACCTCTTTGATCTTTCTGTCTGTCTCACCATACAACGCATCACGTTTTCTATCAAATCGTTCATCCGCTGCATCTATCATATCTCTGACTTCAGTTTCAGTTTCTCGCATATCATCTTCTAGTCTATCAACTAATGTTTCAATACGAGTAACATCATCTTTCAAATCATTTTTAATCTGTCTGGCATAGTCAGTTGCTTGGATAACAGAGTCTTCTGTGCTAACCATCTTCTGCTCTATGACAGATAGTTGTTCTTGGAATCCGCTGAGATCAGGTGCTACATATGATTGGATCATTTCTTTCATGTCCATGTAGTCTTTGTAAACTTCAAAGCCACCATACAAACCACCCACAAGGGTTGATAGACCCATAGCAACAGCTACCATTCTACCACCCTTGAACTTGATCCCAGCAAATTCTATTTCTGCCATTTTACTTCTTCATTCCTTCAATACCTTCCTTCGCATAGAATGCCGCTACAATAGCAGCAACCGATACAAAGTAAGTTGGGGCAATATCTTTTAGCAGACCAGAAGCAGTCTCCTGACCTATGAGAGAGGATACAATAATAGCAAAAGGATAGAGCAGCATACCAGCAAGAGCAAACCACGCCATGCCTCTTTGAGCATCCTGTTTTTTATCGTCGTTTTCAATTTGGAGCATTCGCTCCGCTTTAGCCATTTCTTCATCTGTTACAATACCGTCGCCGTCTTCATCAAATTGATTGTAGATGGAATCTTTTTGTAACGTCTTAGCCAATGGAACCTCCTAAGCCTTGCATTGCTGATGTTAATTGTGGTGCAAAAGAAGATGCAGCCCACAGCATAAGTGCAATAGCACCTACACCGATAACTACCCACTTCATCTTCATATCATCTACACTCATTTTAATACCAATAAGTTCATTACTCAAAATGCGCAGAGATAATTCCATCTTACCTTCTGGCATATCAATTGGAACTTGTGGTTCCTGATTTGGTTTTTGCTCTTCAGCCATTATTTTATTCCTTCATCTAAAATATCTTCTAAAATAACAACACCCTTGTTAACCAGTCTTTCTCTATTGGAAAGGTGCATTGCTTGAATATCATCTTTATTTTGACCATGATATGCAACTGCATGGCCTTCTTCAATCATAACTTCAGTCAGTAGTTTCTTGTCTGGACTTACATAGAAGTCACCAAGAATTCTACCAAACTTACCTTTCATATCTTCACCGTCTTTTGCTGCAAATGTTTTCAGAATTACATTTGATTGTAATAATTCTTTAACCCTTTCTTTTGCTGCAAGACCGAATAACTTTTCAACCGGATCACGGGTTCTAGATTCTGGTGTATCAATGCCCATGATACGAACACGTTCATTTTTGAGCCAAACACCAAACCCTAGATCAATGTCAACATCAACTGTGTCTCCGTCAACTACTTTGATCAAGTTTGCTTTATACTCGTACATTTTTTTACTCCTATTGAGGATAGAACTGCAACTGTCTGAGTTGCTGTATTTCTTGTTCTAATCTCATTACTTCTAATTGTTTCTTTCTTAATTCTAATTCATATAATCTATTGCAATCAATTCTTGCTTTTGGTTTTTGACCTAGTGGAATTGTTATGCGAGCAAAAATGCCTACATCACCCACTCTTTGTTCAACATATCCGGCTAGAGGATCAGTGTATCCCCGGCCGACAATTCCGGTCACTCCAAACTCTAGGTTTGTAGCAGAACCAATTGCATTTGAGCAATCTAGATCACCAGCTCTGAACTTGTCTGATTGATAATTACCGGGAGCGGAAGGTAGAGACAAGTTTAATGAACTGGACTGTCCAAATGCAACTGTACTTGCAATCAAAATAAAAAATAATGATAACAAAAACATTCTTATGAAATTATAATGTATCATACTTTTGAGCATATCCTACTGTTAATACCAGATGATAATTCATTATCAACTAATAGTCTTGACGTGGTACAGATATATTCAATTCTGTCACAATCAACTTCTCTAATATAAATGTCAATTTGTTTCTGTTCCAAATACCCCACTTCAATTAATTGTTCTGAAGCAGCAAATGGTACAGGATTCCATTCTTCATCATAAACATCAATTGCATAGTATTCTACCTCTTTTCTCTTATTAAAGAGTTTCATTTTGGTCACCACAATTCCATCCATAAAAGATGGTTCAAACTTGGGATAGGTTGGTGTCCATTCATGAGCATGTGCGGTAGTGACCATAAAGGCCGCCACCACCGCAGAGATAAAATATTTCATTAATTGGCAATGCACTCTGCTGTAATATTAGCAGTGTAGTCACCGCCGGGGAAAGATTTGTCATAACCATAGGTCACACTGGATTCTACCTTGAACCAAGTAGAACCTGCAACCGTAAGATCAAATTCAGTAACATTGTCGTATTCTACTTTTGCAGCTTCATAACCAGACATACCAGCATCTGATGTAGAAGATACAGATACTTCTCCGTCCCAATTCAAAGCATCACTTAAGGATGGAGATGTAGCAAATTCATTTGGCCAACTAATTTTAGCAGTATAGTAGTCTGCAACTGTAACATCATATCTTACCACCGGATCAACACCACCCTTGATTGGGTCGGTATCTAATTCATCAGGGGCTGGGTTTCCATATACACCAGCAACGTCTGTGTAGATAGTACACTTAGAGGAAACGTTACCAGTAATGGGAATGTTTTCTGCAAAAGCAGGTGCTGCTACAGCAAAGGCAACAGCGGCTGAGATAACTCTTAACATTTAATTCTCCGTTATTGGTCTCTATCATATTGAGAGCGTACCATAGAATAATGTGTAGCATCTGATGCTAGTTGTCTCAACGCCCTGTTATTATCAGGTAATGTTGTGTCTTCTAATTGTAGAGTATCTGTCAGTTCTAAAACGTCTTGATATTCTACTTCATAGTATGGTTCAATCGTAGGTTGACTTGCCAGTTGGATTAGAATGCTGTCTTGTAGAGCAACATCAATTAAACCACCAACGTTTGGATCAACCATAAAACTTTTTTCTAAATTTTCTTCTTCTTCAAATTCTTCATTTTCATTTTCAGCCTGTTCTTCTTCAACTTCAGTTTGTTGCTCAAGTTGAAACTGTACCCATTCATCATAATATGGATCATCTACTGAAACATCTTCAAGAGAAGCTAAGTATTTATACAAAGCATCCAAATATCCGGGGCATGTTGGGTCCGATAATGGTGTAGTACATATAATCTGTTCTTCACCAATATCCATTTTATACAAGTAAATAACAGAAGCGTCACTTACTGTTCCATTACCTTCAATGGTAATACTACCATCGCCCCAATTGACTGCATCACTTTCTGTGAATCTGAAATATTTTTTGATAGAGTTTCCGGGTAAACCGGACCAATCATCTACTTCCTCAAAAATATAGCCACCATTTGTCGCATCTTCATTACGCACATAAACCTGAACATCTTCAGCAGGGTCTTTAGACATGACATAATAATATGTTAACCCATTGATCTGCAACGATACATGTGGTGCAGAGTGGTCGGGTAAAACATCACCCATTGTCCATGCTAGAGCATTTGCGGCAGCGTTGTTAGTTACGCCGTAAACACTATCCGCCCAAGAGAATGGCGAGCAGACCAAGGACAACAGCACCGCCAATGATGGTAGTGCGAGTTTCTGGATCAATGTTCATTCCTCTACTACTTTGTGGAGAGTCTGGACGCTTATATTCGTTTTCAGGGTCTTCCCATGCAGACTTAGCTTCTTCACCAATTGTACCATCAATGGGGCAAGGTGTCCCTGCATCCATCATAGCTTGGAAGACTCTTGGGTCTTGACACATAACTGATACTGCGGCTACTTTCATGCCCATATCGTATAGTAGACTTGCATTCTTGAGTTTTTCGCAATTCATGTCTCTTACTGTAGAACCAGCGGAGATACCAAGAATTTGCGTTTGCACTGCACCTGATACACCAACTGTGCATAAGTCGGATGTTGAATTATTGATGCTTGGAGAAATTGCAGATGGTGGTGGAGATATTACCGTTGTAGTTGAATCACTAGTAGAAGTTACTGTGCTAGTGGTTGTATTTTCTGTTACAATCGGATCAACATCAGAAGTTGTAGTTGTAGTTGTTTCATCTTGCGCATATGCTGCTGTAGCCAAAAACAACATTACAAAAGCAGCAAACATTTTTTTAATCATGGTGTTTGCCTTGGATTATGAATTGTCTTTTATTTATACAAAAAAGGTTGACAAGCAAGATTGGTTGATATATAATACCCTTCTAACTTTGTACAAGGAGAATACTATGGCCGTCAAAGGTGTAAAACAGGGACACTCTAGTCCGCACAGCCGCACTTCTATTGGCAAATCCCCCAACTCTAAACCTAAGAATAAGTCTAAACGTCGCCAGTGGAAAGCATACAACAAACAAGGAAAATAGTCAATGCCCTCTATTATGGATAAACTGAAAAAGAATTCTAAACTGGATTCTGAAATCATTACCAAGTCCAAGTACTATGGTAAAAAAGATCAGTCCCCTACCGATGTTCCTATGCTTAACGTAGCACTGTCTGGTTCTGTAGATGGTGGACTGTCTCCCGGTGTGACTATTCTTGCTGGACCTTCTAAGCACTTCAAGACTAGCTTTGCTCTCAAGATTGCATCTGCCTACATGCAGAAATATTCTGATGCTGTGATGCTGTTCTATGATTCTGAGTTTGGTTCACCACAGTCTTACTTTGAAATGTTTGATATTGATATGGAACGTGTACTTCACTGCCCAATCACCAACATTGAAGAGTTGAAGTTTGACTTGACAAACCAACTGGAAAACATTGAAAAGAATGATAAAGTTATTATCGTTGTAGATTCGTTAGGCAACCTTGCTTCTAAGAAAGAAGTAGAAGATGCACTAAACGAAAAGGCAGTTGCAGACATGACCCGTGCAAAACAACTGAAGTCTGTCTTCCGTATTGCTACACCACACCTGAGTATGAAAGATATTCCGTTCATTGGTATTGCGCATACATATGATACACAAGAAATGTTTTCAAAGAAAGTTGTATCAGGTGGTACAGGTCTTTACTACTCTGCTGATGATATCTGGATTTTGGGTCGGCGGCAGAATAAAGAAGGAACCTCTATCGTCGGTTATGACTTTGTAATTAACGTGGAGAAATCTAGATATGTCCGTGAAAAATCCATCATTCCTATCTCGGTTACTTGGGAAGGTGGCGTCGATGTGGGTTCTGGCCTACTTGATGTGGCTCTTGCAGGAAAGTTTGTCACTAAGCCGTCTCAAGGCTGGTATTCAAAAGTTGATCCCGAAACGGGAGAAATCGGAGACAAAAAGTACCGGGCAAAAGAGTTGACAGAAGACTTCTGGTCTGATATCATTGCATCTGATGAATTTAAAGAGTTTGTAGAAGATAACTTTAAAATCGGTGGCAACTCTAACGTTGAAGTGGTAAGTGCTGATGAGCTTTGAGACTTTGAAAGAATGGGATGACTGGAAGGTTGTCGGTGTAGAACCAACAAACGTCAATGGTAAAGTTTCTGATTGGGGTATTCATGTACTCACTGGTCAGTACAAGGATACTGTAGTTGTCATAGGTGAGTTGTCAATTGAAGAGGTTGACAGTGATGAGCAAGGTGTGTTATCATTTGACTATGATATTTTTCATAACCCGCATGATATCCCTCTTGGGGAAGATGTAGATTTTGAAAACATGGTTGGCGATATTGTTGCCTCAACACTCAAGACCGCACTAGATGAAGGGAACGCAGTCCTAGATGTCAGAGAACCTGAACAAGACCATCCTACGATCACTCTTGACTAATGAAGAGTATCTTAGGAAAGTTGTACCATTTCTAAAACCAAACTACTTTGAAGGTTCTCTGAAGGTAATCTTCAAACAGGTTGCGGCATTTGTAGATAAGCATAACACCTTACCTACTCTGGAAGCATTTCGTATTGACCTTGAACAGAATGAGAAAATCTCAGATGATATGTTCACAGAAGTCTCTGCTTTGCTTCCAGAGATTTTTTCTCCTGTAGATATTGACCAAGACTTTCTACTAGAGAAAACTGAGAACTGGTGTCAAGAACGTGCCTTGCATATTGCTATCATGGAATCTATCAATATCCTTGATGGTAAAAGTGAAACCATGACCAAGAATGCCATTCCAGAAATTCTTTCTGAGGCTCTTGGTGTTGGTTTTGATAACAATATTGGTCACGATTATATTGACAATGCTGAAGACCGTTATGACTTCTACAATCGTGTAGAAGAAAAACTTCCTTTTGATATTGAAAACTTCAATAAGATCACCAAAGGTGGACTACCTGATAAGACACTGAACATTGCACTGGCAGGGACAGGTGTAGGTAAGTCTCTGTTCATGTGTCATGTTGGTGCTAATGCATTGCTGCAAGGCAAGAACGTTCTCTATATCACTATGGAGATGGCTGAAGAACGTATTGCAGAACGCATTGATGCTAACTTGCTGGACATTCCTATTGATCAGTTGGATAAACTGCCAAAGACTATGTTTACTGAGAAGGTAAATACTCTGGCAAAGAAAACTGTAGGTAAACTGATTGTAAAAGAATATCCTACAGGTGCTGCTCATGTTGGACACTTTAGAGCATTAATGAAAGAACTGAAACTCAAACGTTCTTTTGTTCCTGATATTGTGTTTATTGATTACCTCAACATCTGTGCATCTTCTAGGATGAAGTCTATGGGTGGTGCTATCAACTCCTATACCTACATCAAAGCCATCGCTGAAGAACTGCGTGGTCTTGCTGTAGAGTTTGAAGTACCTATTGTCAGTGCTACTCAGACAACCCGTTCTGGTTACACTAACTCTGATCCCGGTCTAGAAGATACCTCAGAATCATTTGGTCTTCCTGCTACCGCAGACTTAATGTTTGCTCTGGTGTCAAATGAAGAACTAGAACAGTCTGGTCAGATTATGGTGAAGCAACTAAAGAACCGTTACAATGACCCCAACAAATACAAGCGGTTTGTTGTAGGTATAGATAGGTCTAAGATGCGTCTCTATGATGTAGACCCTGTAGATCAAACTCTTGTAGATGACGGTATCCCCGTCTTTGATAAAACTCCAGCTGGCGATAAATTTAAGGATTTTAAGATATGAACCAAACCGTGCTTCCTGTTGCTATTACCTCTTCCATGATCAATGCATACCAAGATGGTACAGGCAAAAAAATGTCTGCTGAAGATATCATTGCTTATTGTGCAAGAGTATCTAATCCATCCAATCAAGGTAATACAGAAACTAATGATAAACTGCTGAAGTATCTGATTGATCATAAGCACTGGTCACCATTTGAGATGGTTGATATGGTTCTGGAAATCAATACAACCCGTGACATTGCACGGCAGATTTTGCGACACCGTTCATTTTCATTTCAAGAGTTTTCGCAACGGTATGCAGACCCAACTAAAGACCTTGCAGTATACATGCGTGAAGCACGTCTGCAAGATAAGAAGAACCGTCAAAACTCTATTGAAACTGATGATGTTCAACTCCAAGCATGGTGGGATGCGCAACAAAAATTTATGGTTACGCATGCAGACCGTATTTACAAAGAAGCAATTCAAAAAGGTATTGCCAAAGAACAGGCTCGTGCTGTTCTTCCTGAAGGTAACATGCAATCCCGCATGTACATGAAAGGCAGTGTTCGTTCTTGGATTCACTATTGTGAACTGCGTTGTGGCAATGGTACGCAGAAAGAACATAGGGAGGTAGCTTATAAGTGTGCAGAGATTTTGGTAAATCATCTGCCGTTTTTGAAACCTTGGTTTAAGGAACTACCACATGACTAGATATTTTTATTTACTTTTAGGATTTTTATTCGTTGGTATTGGGTTTATCGGGGTGTATGTCCCCGGTCTACCTACTACTATTTTTATGATCATTGCAGCATGGTTTTTTGCTCAAAGTTCACCACGTTTTAGAAAATGGATTATGGAACATCCAAGGTTTGGTAAAGTTGTGAATAACTGGTATGATAAAATGATTTTCCCATTGTCAGCTAAGATTGGTATGGTAGTTACTATGCTGGTCAGTCTTGGTGTGACCCTATGGATCACAGGCAATTGGATTCTCACATTTGGCATTGGTGTTTGTATGGCTGCTGTAGTTTTCTGGGCAACCCGATACCCTAGTGATGAATGGGAATATAACCGCAGAAAAAAAGATGGATTAAAGATTGGATGGTTTAAATGAGTGCGTATAGACAAATTATTTCACAGTACTGGATTCAAGATGGAGGCGGTATGGTGTATGTTTATAAAGATGGATCAAAGTATGTGGTTGAAGCATATGATGATGAAGAGAATATGTTTTTGAAGGCTGACAATATCTACCGATTGGAAGCCGCAGAAAATCGTGCAGAAGAAATTGCACTTTTAGTATAGGAGAAAAGAAAATGACTGAAGGAATGAAAGTTCCAAATAATGTAGTGTTCAAGTATCGGGTTCGTACCGATGGCAACCCTATCACTTATATTAATTATGACAATGGTGATGAAAATCCTTTTGAGTGGAAAGATGTAGTATCTAAAGAACTCTTTGAAGATAAACGAGTAGTTCTGTTTTCACTTCCCGGTGCCTTTACTCCAACATGTTCTACATATCAACTCCCCGATTTTGAAAACCTTTACCAAGAAATTCGTGATGAAGGTGTTGATGAGGTTTATGTCATCTCTGTAAATGACACCTTTGTTATGCGGCAGTGGATGATCCACCACAACATTCAAAATCTTGAGTTTATTCCAGATGGTAATGGTGAATTTACTCAACGTATGGGTATGCTTGTCTGTAAAGACCATCTTGGTTTTGGTAATCGTTCATGGCGTTACGCAGCTGTGATTGATAATGGCACAGTAGAAAAGTGGTTTGAAGAACCGGGTATCAATAACAAAGGTGATGACTTTGACCCGTATGGAAACACATCTGCTGAAATGGTTCTAGACTATCTGAAATGGGTAAACCACGGTCCTAATTGGGACAATGTTCAAGATGTAGCCTATGCAGCATAGATAAAATTGTATACGATAGTTGAAAAAAAGTGTAGAAAGGGGCTTGCAATTGTAGGCCCCTTTTACTATATTAAGTATGTAAGTTGATGAAAGAGAGTTTGCTATGACCGAGAAAAAGTTTCAATTCGCAGTTAACCTTCCTCCCATGACTGAAGAGCAGGTTGGTATGCGTATCATGTGTGTAGATATGGCAGAAGTTGCCATGAACATCAAACGTCTTGGAGAAGATGTTTTCTACACCATTGAAGAACAGATGGACGGACCTTTTCTGACCCACGAAGATTTGGGTCGGGAAAGTAATCCTTGGACATACCTCTAAAGGAGTAGAATAGTGGAAGAACAAAAAGACAAGCATCCTTGGGTGCCTAAGACTATGTTTCTGTTCTGTATGACAGTAGCACTTGGTTTCATTATTGTAGGAGCAAATCTATGAATGATTTTAAGTTTATGGAAGATGACTTGACAAACCGCATTGGTGAGTTTGGTGCAAAACACTTTGGCGTTAGTGTAGAGAACGTCGCCCTTGATGACAAACTGTTTGTTGCGGCGACTCGTTTGTTCTGGGATCATTACTTTGATAGTGAGGTAGAACTATGAGCAACCAACGTTCCGGTCGCACCTATCGTGCAGCATCTAATGACAACAGTGGAATGGGAACACTCCTGTTCTTCAAGTCTGCTGTAGAAGCATTGAATGATGCAGGGTATGATGATGCTGCATTTTACTTTGAACAGGTTGTAGACCATCTGCGTGATGGTGGCGGTCTTCCTAAAGACAAACGTGAAACTGAAAAGGTTCTTGGTCTTTGAGGGGGCGCTTGCCCCCTTTTTCATAGTATGGTATAAATATTATATCAACTAAAAGAGAGACTTATGGCTTACGATTTTTTCCCAAAAACTGAATCTGAAATTGTAGAAAAAGTTGGCGACATATTCCCGGCAGAGAATGTGTCTGATATTGTAAGTGTATTTACTACTCTAAAAGAAGGATTTAAAGGTTTAGAAACACCGATCAACATTGATCTAAAAAAACCTAGTATGGTAAATGTCAGTAGAGCTTTGCAAGGCGATATAACTATCCCTAGACTAAAGACTCAGGCTAAAGTTAAAAAAATTAATATGAAGTTTGGTAATGGTTCTTCTGGTAACCGTGGTATTGCAAATAGGGGAAATCTTTTTGAACCACAGTTTGCTAATGCATTGATTGAATGGTATGAGGGAAAACCAGTTGGTGATGCAAAAGTGCTTGCTGCAATTGAGCATTTAGACAAAACTCACGGTATTAAAAAATCTAAAAAGTTTGTTGTAAAAGAGGAAGGTGCAGAAAACACAAGGCGTCCATTAAAGTTTGGTTCTAGGATTGTTCTTGATAACCCAAAAGGACAGGGCAATGATGTAGGCAAGTCTGTAACTGATATTACTCTTGAACTAGATAATGGTCCGGTCTATCTTAGTTTAAAACTTGGAACAACTACAACTTTTTTCAACGTTGGTGTAAAAACTATCCTATCAAAAGATGAAATCCAGAAAGGTATGATAACTAATCAGGATGGATTAAAACTTCTTGAGTTGTTTGGTATCAGTCCAACAGATTTCTGTAAAGTATTTAATGGGACTTTAGGTCAAGGATACTCTCAACAAAATGTTCAATATAATCCTGTTATGATGAAAGCACTTTTAGAAAGTGGCATTGGATATGGATATCATATTATTCACAAGTTAGCAGGTAGAGTTGTCAGTAAAAATATGGATCAGCAAGCTATGAAACGTGCTGCTAATGTTGGCACTTTGACAACATACTATGGTGGTAAAACTGGTACAGGTAAACGTATTGATATGGAGTTTGCATCTCCTACCTATAAGTTCAAGATAAATATCCGTGATACTCAAGGTGGTGATGGATACCCAACTCGTATGATGTGTGATTTTACTTATGTCTAATAAAGTTATCATTGTTGATAATGTTTATGATCAAGAAGATATTAAAAAAAATGAGAGAATTATACAGTCTCATGCCCGGTGGACTTATAGTCATTCATCTAACTCTGGTGAAGAAGATGGTGTAACATTTTTTATATCTGAACTAGATCATGATGAATGTTTTTTAACAAAGCAAATCATCACAGATTTTTTCTTAGAAGCAAATGTAAAATTAGTAAGTAGACCACCTGATGCATATTTGAATGGTCAAACATATGGGTTAGACGGAACTTGGCACACAGATCATGATGAATTAGAAGATAGACATACACTGTTGTACATGGTGAATAGTGGAAACACTGAAAAAATTGGTGACTTTCAGTATATTGATCCATCTAATAAAGGATATATTGAAACTGTAGAGTTTAAACCGGGGAGACTTGTTTTATTCCCTTCTCATTGGGCCCATAGAGGATTAGCTCCAACGACAAAAAATAAAATGAGAATAACTTTAGCGTACAAAGTTATGGAAGTTGAATTCTTATAAATATATCTAAAATAACTTAATCTCATGGGATAACTGATGGCTAACAGATACTTTGACAACTCGCAATTAGCAGAAGCAGTTCGCATTGCTAGTGGTCAGACCAAAGGTGTTTCTCACATCAATAAGTTTGGTTTTGGTGATGCAACTACTGCATCTACTACTGTATGGGATGGTGACAGCAACTATGCATATCCATCTGTAGCAGATTTTGCAACTGTTACAACAGCTGGGGCTGACTCTGGCTCAGTAGTAGAAATTCAAGGGTTGGATAGTAACTATGCATTAGTGTCGGAGAGTATTACAGGAACCTCTTCTGGTGCAACAGGCACACAACCTTTCCTAAGAGTATTTCGGGCGACCATTACTAGTGATGCTGGTACTAATGCTTCTGATGTTACAATCTCTGTTGATAACAAAGATGCTGCTATTATTTCAGCAGGTGAGGGCCAAACACTCATGGCAGTCTATACTGTCCCTGCAAATAAAACTGCATATTTAGATAACGTCCATGCAGCTCCAACAAAAAAAGATAATGATACAATTATTACCTTGACAGCAAGACCTTTTGGTGGTATATTTAACACTAAGGGTAAGTTTGCTTCTTCTGGTGATGCTATTCATTATGACTATCACGTTCCACTCAAGTTTGATGAAAAGACTGATATTGAAATTAAAGCCGAGAACCAAGCTGCTTCTGGACAAATCGCTGCATTGTTTGATTTAATTATTCTGGATAACTAATAACTAATGCAATCATTCAAGCAATTTATCGCAGAACAAAAAAATACACACATGACTCATATTGAGGACAAGGTTCTCTATGGTGGTGTGAATGGTACACGGGATGCAATCAATGCATTGCGTTCCCTGCGTGATATGCTGGCTGGCGTTGACAAAGGCAATGTCAGTGTAAAATGGGATGGCGCTCCTGCTATCTTTGCTGGGACTGATCCTAGAGACGGAAAGTTCTTTGTAGCAAAGAAAGGTATCTTCAACAAAAATCCTAAAGTATATAAGACAGACGCAGACATTGATGCTGACACTTCTGGTGACTTAGCAACAAAACTGAAGTTGTCTTTAAAACATTTTGCCAATCTTGGTATTAAAGGAGTCATTCAAGGTGATTTACTTTTTACAAAATCTGATCTCAAATCCGAAAAGATCGCTGGAGTGGATTACATCACGTTTCACCCTAATACAATTGTCTATGCTGTCCAAAAGGGTAGCAAGGATGCAGAAGAAGTTAGAAAAGCAGAAATCGGCGTAGTCTGGCATACTACATACACTGGTGATGACTTTGAAAGCATGAAAGCAAACTATGGGGTAAATGTGCAACAGTTGAAAAAAACCTCAAAGGTTTGGCAACAGGACGCTATGCTGCGTGACTTATCCAACACAGCTAGTCTATCTGCAAAAGAAACAGATAGAGTGAATGCGCACCTGACCCGTGCTGGTAAACTCTTCAATGATATCTCTGGTTCGACTCTCAGAACTTTAGAGCAAGATCAACAGCTTGCACAACTTATTGAACAATTTGGTAATACTTTTGTTCGTAGTAATACAGTCATTTCTGATACTGAACAGCATGTCCGCAATCTCATAAAGTGGATTGAAAATAAGTACCAGAAAGAGATTGATAAAAGAAAATCTGAAAAGGGAAAGCAAACTCAGAGAGATGCTTTGTCTAAAATCCTGAAATTCTTCTCAAAGGAGAATAAAAGAAGTCTTAAAAAGATGTTTGATCTACAAAAGGCTATTGTTTCTGCGAAACTTATCCTTATAAATAAAATGAATAGTATTAAACGTGTTAAGACTTTTTTACTTACAACTAACGGGTTTAGGTCAACTGAACCTGAAGGTTACGTCGCTATTGATAAACTAGGTGACAATGCTGTCAAACTAGTAAATCGTTATGAATTTTCAACTAATAACTTTGACCCAACGATTCTAAAGGGTTGGAGTAAATAAAGAGGAACGTTATAGATGAAATATCTTATTTCCGCAATTGTAGCTCTTGCTGTAGCTACTCCTGCAATTGCTCAAGAAGGTGCCAGTGAATCCGCTCTTATGTCCAACGCAACCGTAGGCGTATCTACTGACTTAGAAGGTAACGCAGACTGGACGCTGGGTGCAGAGTTAGGAATTGGCGGATTCGGTGTAGATGCAGGCTTCACACTTCAAGACCGTGGTGACAATGCTGCTGATGACTATGCAATTAGTCTTGGTACAGGCATGGACCTTGGTTTTGCTTCCCTTGATACCAGCATTGGTTACGCTTGGGGTGCAACTTCCGGCGCAGACCTGATTGGTCGTGGTGACGGCAATACTTGGGGTGATGTAACTCTTGACCCAACACTGTCCATTACTCCCGGCATTATTGGTGGTGAGTACATTTGGGTAGGTGGTTCTATGGACCTCGCTTCTGACGGCGAAATCGCTGTTGGCTGGGGCGGTGCTTCCTACGGATTTGGTTACGAGCATGCACTGAACGATAAGGCTTCCGTATCGGTTAGCTACGGTTGGTCTGTAGATGTGGTTGACGATGGTGACGACACTACCGTTAATGACTGGACCACTACCGCTGATGGTCTGAAAGTTGGCGTAGGCTTCAAGTTCTAAAATGATTGGGTTTAAAGACTTCCTCTCCGTTTTATCTGAGGCTTCCTCTCCTAGTGAGGGGGAGTCTTTACCCATTTCTGAAGTCCTGTCTTTTCAAGGCAGACGAAAAAAGTCTATTGCTTTACGAAGACGTAAGCAACAGATTCAAAGACAAAGAAAAATTGCTCTAAAACGTCCTGCATCTCTTGATCGACTCAAAAGAAGGGGACGTAAATCTGCCAGAGATGTATTGACAAAGAGATACTATGGTGGTAAAACTAGAAGAGATATGAGCATTTCTCAGAAACAACGTGTAGAAAAACGTCTAGATAAAGCAAAGAGAGTTACTGGTATTATCTCAAAGAGACTGCTACCAAGTAAACGTAAGCTGGACGTTCAAAGAAGACGTGGGTAGATCATGGTTAGTGGATTTAAACAGTATCTGGAAGAAAAATCTTCTGTAGGATATTTTGCATTTGGTAGGTTCAATCCGCCTACTACTGGACATGAAAAACTTATTACAAAAGTCGCCTCTTTAGCAAGGGGTAATGACTATAAGATTTTTGCATCCCAATCGGTTGATGCCAAGAAAAATCCTTTAGAGTATAGAACAAAAGTAAAGTTCATGCGTAAGATGTTTCCCAAGTATGCACGGAACATCATCATGGAAACTTCTGTCAAAAACTTCCTTGATGCAACTATGTACATGTACAAGCAAGGATACAAAAACCTTGTTATGGTTGCTGGGGATGACAGAGTACAAGAATTTCAAAAACTCCTTACCAAATACAATGGTGTAGATTCACGTCATGGTAAGTATGAGTTTGACTCCATCAAAGTTGTATCTGCTGGCGAGCGTGACCCTGATGCAGATGATGTAACAGGTATGTCTGCTTCCAAGCAAAGAGAGAATGCAAAGAACAATGACTTTGCCAAGTTTTCTCAAGGTCTTCCAAAAGGCGTATCTGATCAGTTAGCAAAGCAACTGTTCAATGCTGTTCGCAAAGGAATGAACCTTAATGAAAATACAACATTTACTAGACATATTATGTTGGAGACAGTTTCAGAAAGACGTGAGGACTATGTTAACGGCGAATTATTTACTGTCGGCCAGCAAGTTGTACTAAAAGAAACAGACGAAGTTGTAACTATTGATCATTGTGGCGCAAACTATCTTATTGTAGAAGTAGATGGTAAGAAGAAACGTAAGTGGTTGACTGATGTAGAACCACTAGAAGAAAAAGTTTCTCAGTCACAAATCAATGACTTAGAAAGATTTGCTGATAAATTACTTGCAAAGTATGATATTGATATTGAGTTTACTAGACACTTTGTTGACAGAGTAAACGACGCAAGAAATAATCCTGAGATTAAGATTGCAGAACTACAGAAGTTCTTCAAGAAAATCCATAAGGCAAAAGGTAATAAAATCAAATCTGTAGGTGATATGCAGGCTGTTCTCAAAGATGTTGAGAAAGACCTAAATATTCCTGCTGTTCTTCAAGACAAAGGAAAGGATTTTGAAGTGAGATTTAAAACAATCATGAGAAAAAAAGACTTCAAGACTCCTAATAAGGTCATTACATATGAGCAAAAGGTTGCACAAGACCCTGATGTAAAAGACAAAAAGGGTACACAACCTAAGAAGTATTATTCTGGTTTAGCAAAGTCTACTAAGTCTGCTAGAGATGCACACTTTAAGAAGGGTGCTAAGATGGATGATGACAATCCAGCAGCGTACAAGCCAGCACCGGGCGACAAAGAAGCAGAGACTAAACCTTCCAAGTACACAAAGAAGTTTAAGCAGATGTATGGTGAGGCAGTTTCTCCTGCACAGCAGGCTGCTATTGCCATTTCTAAAAAAGAACGTGGTGAGAAACCAAAGAATGAAGGTGATGGTCTTTGGGCAAACATTCATAAGAAACGCAAAGAAGGTCGTCCTATGCGTAAACCCGGTTCAAAAGGCGCACCTACTGCACAAGACTTCAAGAATGCTAGAGGCGAAGAAACCATGAATGAAGAGGAAAAGAAAGGACTTGCTGCTAAGGCAGAAAAGTCTGGCGTTTCTCTGAGCATTCTTAAGCAAGTATACAACCGTGGCATGGCTGCGTGGAGAACTGGACACAGACCCGGCACAACTCCGCAGCAATGGGGCATGGCTAGAGTTAATTCGTTCTTAACAGGTGGTAAGACTAGACGTACCGCAGATAAAGATTTATGGGCAAAGGTGAAAAAGTAAAATGAACTTTCTTGATATTGATGTACTTAATGAAATCGCTGAAAAAAATCATGACAATTATGTAAATGCAGACCCCTTTCCGCATATTGTGCTAAAGGGTTTATTTAATGATGATGACCTAAAAGAATGCGCAGATGAGTTTGCTACTATGCGGCCTAGGATGACTGCAAAGAATGGGAACAATACTGTACAAAAGTATTCTTTTAATAGGGTTGAGAATGCATATGAAAAGTTTGAACCTAAAACACAGCAAATTGTAGATGATCTAAATAGTAAAGAGTTTTTACAGTTTTTAGAAAAACTGACTGGTATTGATGATCTAGAAAATGACCCTATGTTTGAGGGTGGTGGACCACATGAAATTTTGACAGGTGGTTTTTTGAAGATGCATGTTGATTTTAATTTACATCATTTTACAAAGCAACAGAGAAAGTTGAACTTACTTTTATATTTAAATGATGATTGGAAAGCATCTTGGGGTGGTGAACTAGAACTTTGGGATACCGAATTCAAGGATATGTCAAAGTCCATCAAACCAAATATTAATACTATGGTGATCTTTTCTACTACAGATAATTCTTGGCATGGTCACCCTGACCCCCTGAATTGTCCACAAGGAAAGTCTAGAAAAAGTTTGGCACTATACTATTACAATCCGCCTTCTGACAAAAAGATTAAGGCACACACAACCATTTATAAAAAGAGGATGTTCAAGGACTGATGATCACTCTTAGAGAACTAAAAGAAAAAGCTGTATCCAAACAGCAGCAAAAATTAATGGGTCTGGCACTCGCATATAAGCGTGGTGATGTACCAGAAGATGAAGTGTCTGATACAGTCAGAGACTTGGCAAAGTCTATGTCTACTGCTGAACTGGAAAAGTTTGCAGGAACAAAGCACAAAGGTTTACCTGATAAGGTAGATGAAGGCAAGTCTTCAACAGGATATGAACTTTACCATAGAGATTTTTCTTCTGCTATGCAGCATGCATACAAGCATGCTAAGGCAAAGCTTGGTGTAGATGTTGACCCGGATGAGATTGATAGAAAAGTTGCTATGGGGCCTCGCAAACCATCTAAGGGCAAAACAAATTCTTATCGTCTATTAGACAAAGATGGTAAAAAAGCAATTCAAGTTCAAGTTTATGGCATGGACAATGGCAAGTATGAACTGAATATGTACAAAGAGTCTGTAGATGAAGGTTACAGAGATAAGCAGGATGCTTCCTACACTGACCGTTATGCTACGGGCGGTAAAGATACTGCTGACATGCAGAAGCGTCGTAAGGCACTTATCCAAAAGGCAGCTGATCGTTTTAAAAAGACTGGTTCGTACACTGGTAAAAAAGAGTCTGTAGAAGAACGTTACTCTGGCAAACAGGTAAAGATGGCTATGGGTATTGCTTCTGATCCTCGTTACAAGCAAGGTAATTATACAGGTGCTGTAAACAAAATTGAAAAGATTGCAAAAGGTTTGTCTAAGCATCCATCTGTTGCTTCTTATCTCAAGAAGATGAACGAATACCTTGAGATTGGTACAGATGATATTCGTAAGACATATGCATCTGAAACTCCCGGCCAGGAAGTTGTTAAGGAATTGGCAACAGGCACAGACAGAGCAATTGCATTAGGTGCTATTGGTGCAACTGCATATGCTGCAAAGAAAGCAAAAGATAGATTTGATCCTGTAAAAGTTGCTAAAGCAAGACAGGACCGTGCAGACAAAAGACAAGCACGTCAAGATGCTCAAGATCAAATCAGACAACAGAACAAAGCAAGACGTGAAAGAATGAGGGACCGTTTCAAGAGTAAGCCAGCTCGGAGGCCTGCTGGATAATGAAATCGTTTAAGTTCTTTACTGAAGAGTTTTTAGCAGAAGAAGCACAGATGCTGATGGAGAAACTTATCACGTTCGGTGGTAAGGCATATCCTAAGTTTGGTAACGTTGTTATCATGGCTGGTGGCGCTGGTTCTGGTAAAGGATTTGTGCAAGATAGACTGGTTGGTCTAGAGGGCAAGTCTTTTGATCCTGATGAACTCAAAAAGTTGGCAGGTAAATCTACACTGATCAATAAAAGAGTAAAAGATGAGTTTGGTGTAGACCTAAAAGACTTAGGTACTAAACTTAGAGTACCTGAAAATGTATCTAAGTTACATGAAATTATTGGTGATGCATTGAACTTGCCAAATAGAAAGCAAGCAGCATTCTTTGGTTCTGTCATGACAGCTGCCGCTGATCGCAAACCAAATATTATTTTTGA